GTGCTGCCATTCTCTGCCACCGCGTTCAGTAATTCGGTCTTGTGGTAGAGGGGCCGCGGGCCCGGCGGATAACCCCACCGCCACGCGGGCCGGCCGTCAGATAGTTTCGTCTGGTGGATGGGCTTGAATGTCTTCTTCTGCTTCTCGCCGGCCGGCGTCGGCAGGTCAAACCGGACGACGGCGAACCCGTCGTATCGCCAAAGCCCGGCGAGCGTCGCGGGGGCGTGGGACGCGGCCGATAGCTCACCAACCGCAACCTTGATAGCCGCCTCTTCGCTGACGTAGACGGCGTTGGTTCGGTCATGGTGTTTGTCCGACTTGCTGCCGCTCTTGCCGCCGCTCTTCTTTCCTTTGCCGCCGCCACCTTTGCCATTATTATCCAGCGGCTCGACGCCGAGGTGTTCCGCGAGAAACTGGGCCGTCTGGCCGAACGACCATCCGCAGAGCCAGCCAAGGGCCGCGAAGCCATCACCGATGTTCCGGCCGCACTGGTTGCAGAGGCAAGAGCCGTCGTCGTTGAGATTGGTGAACCGGAAGCGATCGGTGCCGCCGCACTTCGGGCACGGGTGGTGGCGGCCGTCGAGTATGTCCTGGCTGATTCCCCCGAGCCGCGAGAGGATGTCGGGCCACTGGCCGCGGGCCGCAGCTTTCATGGCGGGCACGTCGTAGCGTCGCTGCCTAGGGTTGTTGTTGTCGATTGCCATTTGGATCCGTCACTTTGGCGGTGGATCAAACACGTAGGCAGCAAATTTTTTAGCTTCATCTACTGGCAGCAAAAATCCCCAACTTGTTTCCGTGCCACTCGGAACCTCGCGATAGCATGTGTTTCCGTTAATGCTTCGCTTATGTAGTAACTTCAGAGTCGTCAGGGCAAAGATGAAGACAATATCGTAATTACCGACAAGATAGAGCCAAGTGTTGTCGTTACGATAGATTCCGCTTGGGGCATGGCTTCCACCTCGCGGCCCCGCTTTCTCGCCGATTTCTATGAAGACATTACCTGTCTCTTGGATTCTTGAGTCGTATTTGATTTCTACTCCATTCCGACTCTCGCCATGCTCCATTTGGCACTTTGGGCTGACATACTGAACGATTACGAGCCCAATGGTGTTAAAGCATAACTTGATAGCAAAGTCCTGAAATTCGAGCCCCTCTTTCATTTTCTGTTTGCGATATTCGGCAAACCCATCATTCGTTGCCATAACGATCCCACCCTTCTACTTCTGTCCGAGAAAATAGTTCAATGCGCTTTCCGTGCGGATAGAGACCGTCGATGATGGCCCGAAATTCCTCCGGCTTTTCGCTGTGTTTCCCTGACCGCTCGATCGTGACCACTGAGTCGTGAAGCTTTTTTGTGTCGGGCGTGCAGCTCCCTCGGGTGCAGATCAAAAGGAATTCGTGCCGCACGCTGTTGTAGTGCCCCATGTTGTGCTTCACTTTGTCCCAGATAAACGATGCTTTGTAAGTGAAGCCCCACGCCTTGATGACGGCAAACGACTCCGGCAAGATAGGGGATGTCACCCACAAAAACAGAACGGCGTCCTTTTCTGTTCTCTTCTCAATTGGGAGATCACACAATTCCTGAATTGTCATTGCCGGATAATGAAACCGGGTTGCCCCGTAGTTTTCGGTCAATTGGTCCCCATACTTCCACGGCGGATCGGCATAGATGACGCGATACTTCGCATCAGGAAGCGGGGTCGCGAGTTTCTTTGATATCTGTTCTTGTCGCATTTCTCGGCGGGCTTCAGTTCGCGTCTTCTTTCCGTCGAGAACCTCTTGAAAGACCTTGGCGGGCAACGCCGCTAGCTGCTGTGCCGCGGAAGACTCTTTCTTGCTCACGCCGAGGTCAGCGAGGGTTGGCTTGTCGCCAACCTGGTGACTAGTGGGTACCAGGTCGGTTCGTTTTCCACTCGCCCTTTCCGTTTCCTTCAGCAGTTCCCCCATGCGACGCTCTGCCAGCAGGGCGTAGGCCCGGGCGTGCTGCACGGCCTCTTCCCCCATCCCCTTTCGTTTTGCCCATTCACCGGCCGTCAATGCCAAGTCCTTCAGTTCCTTGGCCTTCGCAATTGTCGTTGCTTCAGCCAGCATCGTGGAGGCACGGGTAAAGATGACCAGCGAATTATTATCATTCACGTCTTGGGATCCTCATTCCTTGGCCACCTTCTTTTCCTCACCTTCACCCAACAAAAAAACCTCCCACCGCGGCAATTGCTGTAGAGGTGCTGCGAGGCACCTGGTGGTCCTCACGGAACCACCGCAATTACCGCGGCGAGAGGTTTTCGTGTCGCGTGCTTGCTGCGTTCGCTGGCAGCGTTCTTGATGGAAGAGCGTTTGCTGGCAGCGTGCTTGCTGAGTTCGTATTTTTTGGTAGCGGTCCATTTTCCGCCTCGCATCCATTTGGCCGGTCGCGTGTCGCGCCACCAAACGGTTCCTACGTGCCGCCCATTATCAGATTCGTGCGGCGGCTGTCAAGGGTTTGCCGTGGTTAGCAGAAATATTTCATTGAGAATGTTTTTTGTCAGACGCGGCTGGCGTTGTGTGAATGTGGGTTATGAAACGAAAATGGGTTATCCTGTATTCTAGGATCAAGCATCTCTGTATTCCTCACAACTCTTGGCCGCTCGCTGTCCGTCACCCTTCACAAACACCAAGACGTTTTGATGTGTTTTGCCAAGCTTGCGGCTTGCTGTAAACTGTTTTCCCGCCCGTATCGGCAGCGAGCCTACGCATGTCACCAGAATCGCTTCGTTGTATAACTTTAACCCAGCTGCTAAAAACGCCGCAATAGTATCACTGACGAAGTTGACGTAGTTGCCGCGTACATCGCGAAAGTCCCCCACGACAAAACAGGCGAAGCGATTTTCCTTCAACCGAGCACAGGCTGCCGCAACGCATTGGCGATACTTGGCAACGAATGATTTGTAGTCCAGTGTGGACAAGTCTCGGGGGTCGTCTGAATACCGCTCCAGGTTGCCGTATGGCGGGCAACTGAAGAGAAAGTCAAACAGGTATCGCGGGGTCAGCGCTGACACATCAATCGCATCCCCTTCAATCCATTCCGGACGCTTGCCATCGCAGATTGCCGCCGCTTGTTCTTGGTTACTCTGAATTTGTTCGGGGCGCAGTTCGATACCGACATACCGGCGGCCGAGCAAAGCTGCGACAATCCCCCTTACACTGCCGCCAGCAAACGGGTCGAGAACAATACCATCCGCGGGACAAAACCAACGATAACAAAGCTCACAGAGAACGGGGTCGAAAACCGAAGCCCCGGAGGTTGGTACATTTTGGCCGGCTGTACATTCAGAATGCCTGGATTGCCAGTCGTTATTCCACGCCGAACCTCCGAGTAGCTGCCGTGTACCTCGCCAGCAATCTCCTCCATTATACTCTGCCTCTGTGGTACCAAGGCGATGGTCTTTTCCTTGGTTGTGCGGTCTGCTTGTACCGCGTCCGATTTCGCTCTGTATCCCCAATGCCAACCATGCCCGCTTCCTGTCTTGCCAGAACCCTTCGCGGGCATTCAAGACGGAAAACGGCGGAAATACGAACGTATCCGCCATTGCACCCCGCTTGGGCGGCTCAATCGGTTCGCCGAACAAATCGCGGCCGTAAAGTTCTGGTTCGCTGCTCACGTCACTTCCCACAATTCCAGGTCAGTTCTCATGCCTGTTTCGTCAATCCGACTAAGCCGGTATCGCCCCTTCACTAAGGCAGATGCTTTGGCCTGACTGGCGAGAGCATATACCTTTCCAAGTTCACGCCACGTACAAAACTTAGCATCCCATTTGGCAATGCTGAAATATGGATAGGCATTTGCTTGGCGTCGTTCAAATGGTCTCACGAAAACCGGCCTTTCTCTCGCGTCTTCTATCCCTTCGCCTTCTCTTCGTTCTCCTTCGCTTTCGTTTTCGCCTTCGCCTCTTGCTCTCTCCAAAACGCTTCCAACACCTTGAACGTTCGCACTTCCGCGGGCCGGCGGCTGCCCATCATCCACCAATGCACTCGCGAGTAGCGTATCGACCACGCGACGATCGTCCCCTCGACGCTTCGCGGGTTCAGCCGGCTTCGCCAATTGGGATGGAATTCCTTTGGCCGCCAACACTCTCTGAGATCGGCTTCCACAACCACCGCCGCGAATGCCAATTCGTTCAGCCGCTCGAATTCCCGCTCGAATCGCTCGCGGCCTGAGCCGAGGGTGGCGTACAAATCCTCAAGACTCTTTCTCTCAATCGCCACCAGCCCTTCCATTCCGACAATCGAGTAGTCGCCGCTCTCTAGCGTCCGCCGCTCGCACCGAACCACCAGCGGCCCACCCGCGTTCCGGACGCTGCCGCCGCCGCTCCGCATTTGCTCGAATGTGTATGGGGCCTGCTCGCGCGTGTCCACGGCAATAGTAAACGGGCAGACGGCAATTTTTGGTGCGGTTTCACCCATTCAAAATCTCAATCTCATTATCTACAAAGCACGGGCTCATCGCCATGTAGATGGCAGGACCATAAATCATCATTACTTGCCACAATGGCATCTTTAGCCGTCCATCTGGTTGCCGAGCAAATTGACGGAAATGTACCTCGAAATGACTTTCTTCGCATATTCCAGACTTACGGAAATGCTCATCCATCACTTTCGAGCCCGCAACAGTCTCACGTATGAGACACATACGATTTATGTTTACAATCATTTTGGCTCCCTCAACCCTTCCACCAATTCCCTCAGAAATGTCTTCCGTCGCCACAAGTGACTCACCTTCACGGCGGCCCGAGCGGTCGCGAGCCGGCCAATGCAGACACACACGGCACTGGGCCGACTAATCGCTGTATATATCCAATGGCGGTCCATTAGCCGCCTGGCTCCATAGTAGTCGTCAACCATGACGACAACGACCGGCCATTGTGAGCCTTGGGCCTTGTGAACAGAAATCGCGTAAGACAAGTCCCAGTTGCATCCCGTGTCCGTTTTCTCTTGGTTGTCGCCGCCACCGCTGCCTACACTGCCACCACCATTTCCATTCCCACCATTCTTGCCCTGCCCTCGCGGCACTCGCACCATCCGAGCGGGGGCGTGCAACTTCGCTACTGTATACCCTGGCTCGACGGCCCGCACGATTCCCTGCTCGCCATTCGCACAGTAGTGAGCTGGTAGACGCGACTTGTCTCTGGTGCCCCCCTCAATATCCCCTTCCAATTCGTCGAGGGCGGCGGGGTCAGCAATGCCGTCGTCGCTTTCATCCTCTTCCGTTTCCGTATCCACATATCCCATCTCGCGCGGCACGAGCCCATTGGAAAGACATACGATTTTATCGTCCACCCGAAACGGCGAGCCCTCGCACCCTACCCCGTCCCTATTCAACCACTCCTGCATGAGCTTGTTCAGTGTCTTGCGTGCAAGTGGGCTTTTTTCGTTCACCGGTACCACGACCTGAACGTTCCGCACCGCATTATACATTCCCTTCGCTCGTATCTTCTCCAGCAGCCCCTTTAGTGCCTCAATTTGCTGTTCCGGCTTGCTGCGCTCAATCCAAACAAGATTGTCATTAACGTCCGGGTCCAAATTGAGAGCCCGCGGCGGGTTGAACGTGTGCGTCTCCGCAATCTCTTTACAGCAGCGGACGATGGCCCCGCTGTTGCGGAAAATCTCAGTCAGCATTCCGCATGGCAAGCCGGCCGCGATTAAGTCGCGTAGCGGGGCCCCGTATCCGACAGGGCTGAGTTGCCCGGGGTCGCCAACCAGAAGGACGCGGCAGCCGATGGGGCGGGCCGCGAGCAGGCTGGTGAGTAACGGTGTGTCGATCATCGAACACTCGTCAAGCAATATGAAGTCTACGCCATCCAGCTTGCACTCTTCATTGTGCTTGAACCGCCACGCCCCGCCGTCGCACGCCTCGACGCCCAGCAACCGGTGAATGGTAGTTGCCTTGATGTCGGTGATACCTTGGCTGGCCAGCGTTTCTGAGATGCGGACGGCGGCCTTGCCGGTGGGGCAGCCGACAACCAGAGAGCGGCCGGTATTGCGAATGGCGAGGATGATGGCGGCAAGCGTAAACGTCTTGCCCGTACCTGGGCGACCTAAAAGCAAGCTGAGCATCCCTCGCGTTGCCTTCGCGTACTCGGCACGCTGGTGGTCGGACAGGCCGGTGAGTGTGGCGGGGGCGGGCCAGTGAACCATCATAGCGATTGCGCCTTTGTATATATGGACCCAATGTCCGAAAATTCCTGATTGAATCTTGCGATATCATTTCCAAAATAGAAGACAGCATGACCATCGTCAGGTGTTGCGGCCCGTCCACCCCAGAATGGAATTCTGCCGTATAAAATGCACAACCCCGTGCAGGAAGCGTGTATTGGGTGAAAATACTTGGCTGTGAGAGTCCGCGTTGCACAAAGGATACACATTGCTTGAATACGTCCGCTCTGCCACTCGTTGACAATCTTGGGAACCCATTGTTCCCACTGACTGAATGGAGGATTCAACCAGACTCGCCCTTCCCATTTGCGGGTTAAAGCACTATTGCTAGCTGTGTAAAACCGCGTGGCTTTAATAACTCTGTTTGCCACGGCATGAGAAGCCGGGTCGAGGTCAATCCACCCAAGAGTTCGTCTAGCGGCCCTGATAATAACTTCGTTGGTAAAGAAATCGTCAATCGTTAATTGCCGCGGAGGAAGGTTTAGGATTCCATACTCGGAAAACAAGCCTTTCTGGATTGGCGGCGGCGTCATGCGTTCTGAATTTGGCATCCAGAGTGAAGCATCAACACAGTCAAGGTCTTCGATCGATGGGGATTGGTCGTCGTCTGGCACCCACACAAACCACTGATCTCGTAACCAGCGAATGTAGTCTACCAATTCCTCGTGTGGCCAAAACGTCTCCTCATCGTTCTCTAACCTGTGTTTTTTGAAGTATCGCAACAACTGTTGTTCATCAGCTCGTGTACCGCGAATCACACAGAGATGATCGACATTAAACTCGATTCCAAGCTTTGGTTTTTCGTTTTGCTTCCGTCGTTTTTCGTGATCTCCTGACTCGCCGATTTTAATTCTTGGCTTCTCGCTGGGAATCTCGGGGAATGTCACAAGGTCAAAGTACACAATGGGCACTTTCGTCTGGTTAGACCGTCGGTCCCCGGCTATTGAATGGCAATTGCCTGTTGTGTTTTTAGTTGCTGGCGTTTTGGAAATGCTTCCCATTCAAATCCCCTGCCGCTCCCTCCACTTCCGCCTGATGCACATACGCCGCCAGCTTCGCCTCGACCACCGCCTTATCGCTCTCTGCCACCCACCGCACGCCCTCCACTTCCTTGAACACCAACAGGCTTTCACCCGCCGCCCACCGCAACGCCTCTTCTGGCTTCACGTCTGTCCCGGCGATGCTTTTCTTAAGTGCGTCCGTCGCCACCGCCACCGGAAACCAGACGTGCCCCTCGGAATCGCTGTGCAATGCGTACCACGCGCACCGCCCCTGCCGCTCAATTGCCGCCGGGTCCTTCCCAAGCTGCAAGTACAGTGTATCCGTTCTTAGGAAGCCCACCCCACGATACCTGACCAGAATGTATGGGTTGTCTCGGATCGCTCCCGGAGCCCGCTCGCCGAAGTCGCGTATCAGCCAGCCGGCAAGGGCCCGCGGAAAGTTGCGGCCCGCGAGCAACTCTGTGAGTTCGATTGTCACCCGCTCGGTGGCGGCAATCGACCGGAGGAAGCCGGATGCTTCGCGGGCCGCGTCCACGCTCAAGCCGGGAATCGCCGCGGCCACCACTTCCGGCGACTCCCGAAGAACCTTGACAGAATCCGGGCCGTACTTCGCCCAGATGAGTTCGGCCCGCCGCCCGCCGATGCCCTTGCACCGCACGAGATATCGCACCACGCCGCGATGGCCAGACGGCGATGCCAACGTGAACGAGTTGAAAAGAAATTGCGGGCCGTACTTGGGATGCTCAGACCAGTACCCAAGGAACAGGTACGTCAGCCCCGCCTCCAACGCTTCCGAATCGGCCTTGCCTTTGACAATCTTTCCATCTCGCAAGACGCCGATGATGGTCTGGTCGTCGCCAGAGCCGAACACGTTTTTCGTGTACTGGTACTCGCCGGTGATTTCTTCAACCGAACGAGCCGGCCGGTGCGGAAGCGAGGAAGCGGCAGACATGCTGGTGGGGCCTTCCTTGGGCTCTTGGCGAACGCTTGCGGTTCTACGCCAGACTACACCAGCCCGTCCAGCGGGTCGGCCGCGTTGTCGCCGGCCTTGGCGATCTTCGCTGCGTTCAACGGGATGCCGGCGGCCGACGGGTGCCCGATGGGCCAGAAATCGTAGCCCAACTTGTAGTTAACCTTCCCCTCATACTTGTCCTCAGTCAGCTTGCCGACGAACTGCCGGCCGACGGCTAAGTTGAAGTCGATGGCGGGCCGCTTTCCGGCCGCCTTCAACGCCTTCAACTCCTCCTCCGTCGTCAGCCCGACGGCGATGGCGAATTGCAGCACCCGCTTCGCTGTCGCCGCCTTCGCCTTCGGGTCCTGGTTGGCCGCCGGCCAGGTGAAATACTCGCGGTGCGACTTGCCTTCCTGGTTGGGCGTCGAGCCGGCCAACACTTCGCAGTCAACCCACATCGAGCCGTTCTTGCCGCCGCTTTCGTCGATGCCGGAAACCTCAAAATGGTAATTGCCGGCCACCACCTTGTCAAAGCCCTCAAATGACTCGGGAATGTCGTCAAAGTCAAAATCGTGTGCCATGAGATTCGTCCGTCTGTTTTGGGTTCAAGTAACTTCGTTCGCGTAACTTCGTTCGCGTGACTTTCGTTCACGCAACTTCCAACGCCTTACTCAATTCCGAAAACTGCTTGCTGTCGCATCCAAAAGCGTCGGGTGGGAATCCGAGAACTGCCAGCCCAACTTCGCGCACTCGCTCGCCCCCGTAGCGAGCCACCAGCGTTCGGAGCGGCCCAGGCCACCAATCGGCCGCCAACCAGGGCCGCTCCGTTGCTAAGGGATTGCGGCGTTTGACGAGCCGGCCGCCCCTCCACCCGCTCTGGCCTTCGCCAGCCGCTCTTCCAGCCGCCGAAGCAAGTCTTCGGCCTTCGCCTGCGAAAGCTCGGGGATGCACTTGACCCCCATTCGCTCGCAAAGGGCAGCCACGGTATCTCGGCTGAACTTCAGGTCGCGAATCGCGCCCGCGATGCTCGCAACCATTTCCTGGCTGGCCAGTGGCTCCCAGGGCGGGGTCGGGGGCGGTGGGGCCCCAGCGGCGTTGAATGCTTGCTCGATGAGGCTGGGCGGCTTGCCGCCGCCTGAATCATTGCTGGCACCACCGCTTTCCTTGGATGATGCCGCCGCAGCCTCGGCCGCCTCAGCCGCCTTTGCGGCCTCCGCTGCGGCATTGGCCGCCTTCTTCTCCGTCCGCTCGGCTTGCAGCCGCGCCGACTGGTCAGACGCCGCCGGGGCCGCGGCCCGTGCCGCTCTGTCCGCCGCCTGTAATTCCCCTTGGCGTTGGATGATGGCGAGCCGGCTGGCATGGGAATCCCGCTCCGCCTCGGCTTTCGCCACTTCCATGCGAAGCCGATCATCGGCCGACATGGTTTCCTCGGGTGCCAATTCGCCGTCCTTCAATTTGCCGTAGTCCGGCGGGCTGGCGATGTACCGGCAAATGCTCATGTACGTCGCCACTGGCAGCCGCGGCGGCATCAGATTGACAATCCGCAACTGGCCATCCTGGATGACGGTATCGGCGAGCCGTTGCTTGAGCACGATTGCCGAGGGCTCGGCGGGGACGCGGCCGTCCTTGTCCGGCTTGCGTTCCAAAAGTAGGTAGAGGGAAGAGAGTTCCATGAGTGTCTCTTTTCCTTTGGGTTCCCGCCTGCCGCTGGGCTTGTCGCCGGCCCACACATCCCGCATGTGAGCCGTGAAGTAAAAGCAACGGCACCGGCTGGACAGCTTCAGGAGGATCTGCTTCCAGAAGTCCTTGACTACGCCCCAGAGTAGCCCGCCGCTCTTCTGAATCTGGTTGGTCGTCAGCCCAAACGACTGGCAGTTTGTCTTCACGAACTCCACCATGCCGGATTCGATATCCGTAACCGGGTCGGCCAGAATCACATCATACTGACCGGCAGCGACAGAGCCGATCAGGTCCTCGTTGAACCACCGGAACACGTCGATTGCCCCGTAAGGCTTCTGGCCGAACTTCTTCAGCATTTCGGCCGGCACGTCGATCCGCTTGCACCCGGTGCCCGCGTAGGTGCCGCTACTCTTCTCCATGTCGAGCACGAGCGTCCGCGGTTGGCCCGCGAACGGATGCCCGGCAGGGTGCGTCCCCGGGGCAATCGACAGCCCCAGGATCGTCTTGCCCGCCTGGTACTCGCCAGTGGCCCCGAAGACTTCAATCTCCAGGTCCTGGCCGGAAGGCGTTTTGGGCCACAGCCTGCCCGGTGAAAAATTAAGCTCCTTGTGTCTCCCCATGTCTGGCTTCCTCCTGTGTCGAAAACGAAAATGCCCCTTTTGTCTCTCTCAGTTCTCTCTTCAATGCGGCGGGCCGGAATTGCACCGGTTGGCGTTTGTCCTCTCGGTTGGTCTGGAAACTTTCCCGAGGAGTCGCCATGAGTATCCAGTTAATGCTCATTGCAGGCTGTCTGCGTTACCGCCGCAACCTTGCTTCAATCAGAAGACTAGTTATTCAAAAAACTTCCTGACCACTAACACAACCCATCGCTTGTATAGCCACTCGTCAATTTCGCCGTTTCGCACCGCTTCGGCCATCTGTTCGCGTGCGTTATCAATATCGTGATAGAGCATCCTCAGTTCGTTGGGCAATCGCTCCAAAATTCTCTTCTCTTTTTCCGTGAGTTTCACAGCAGCCCCATCCTTTCCGCCACCGCGGCCGTCATATCCAAATCGTTCCTGAGGTACGTAATCGCTTTTCTTCTCTCATCCACTGTCCCCGCCCACAGCCGCGCGAAATCGCCGCCGCCGATCCCCTCTGGCTTCTGGCCGACGCCGAAGAATCTAGCCAGGGTATCGAGGCTCACCGTGCCGTTGCGATCGCCGGCCGACCAAACGGCCATCGTGTCGATGAACCGCGGCGACCAATAGCGGTTGCGTTCGATGAGACCCTCGGGGACGGCAATGCGATGCTTCCACGAGCGGCGAACGAAAAATGGTAGGTCAAACCCATGAATGTTGTGGCCGATGAAAAGTGAGGCGTCGTCGTCAACCAGGTCCCAAAATCGAGCAAGAATGTCCGGCTCGTCTTCGCTGAAAATCTCTATCGGTTCCGGCCGCCCCGCGTAATACACCCCCACCGCCAGCACCTGCCCGGTCAGCGGCGAGAGTGCCGCCCGTTCGACAAACCGATTCCACCCACTCGCTCTTGCCTCTTCCCACTTCGCGGCCTTCGTTTCCGGCTTCCATCGCTGGTCGCACTCCGCCGCGAATTCCTCGAATGTCGGCTCGCGGTACAGGGCCCGCAACTCTGCCTCTGGCAGGCCGCCGGTTTCGATGTCGAAAATAATGGTGGTATTCATGATTGTCCCTCTTCTTTCAAGCCCCCTTCTTTTGTGATTGCCCCTTTTCTGTGTCGTGTTCGCCGGCCGCCCTGGCGGGTTCCTGGTGGATAGCCAAAGCACGGTCAACCTGCTTTGTTGCGGCATCCAGTAATCGCTCCAGAAGTATCGTCCGCCTTTCGAGTTCCTCACTAAAGGCCGCGAATAGCTCGCCTAAACGACTCTTCTCAGGTCGGGGCGGGTCGCCCGGCATCCAATTTAGGCTTCCGTTGTGAATCGCGACAATGTGGTCGAGAACGCGCCCGCCTAAAGAACTGTGAACAATCACGATCGGTGGGTAATCCCCGTGAATTGACCGGTCTTCCGGCATTGGATCGCATATAATCGCGTCCCTGCTGTTTTCAGCTCTCCACCACGGTTGGCTCAAAATCCACTCTTCGCGGGTCATGGGTTCTCCTTTAGCCAGTCATTCAGCCACGCGACAAGTCGCGTGGCGGTGGCACACTTCATCAATGCACCTTCCTTCGGCGCGATAATCCACAATCGCCCATCACCGTTCTCGCGAACCGCCAGCCGGCAATCCAGCGTGTTACACAGAAACGGCTGTTGTTTAGTCTTCGGCTTCGGCGTCTTCTTCTTAGATGTCATCGGATGCTCCAGTTCGGCTTGTTCAGACTCCGTTGGTTCTTTCCCTCTTCAGCGACCCCGCGTCGGGCACGTCCCAGTAGGTCACCGGCGATTCCGCTGTCATCGCTCGCTCCTTGGTGTATCTCCCCACTCCACGTATTTCCGCCCCATCCCGAGCTTCGCCCGAAGCCCGTTGACTTCCGCCCGCAACGCCCGGTTTTCTTTCTCCAGAGACTCGACGTACTTTGGAAACTGATTGACCGGCTCCGGCCCGCCGCAGATGTCGCCGTAGAGGGCGTCCTCGCGGGCCTGCCGCTCGCGCTCGGCGGCGATGAGCTTGGATGAGTCGATCACGGATGGTTTCCTAGGATGATGATTCCCTCGTCGGTTCCTCGCATAGTGACCAGTTCGTCGTATGGGTCTTTCCGCTCGTGATCGTCGGCTGGAATACGCGGAACCTCGTAGCAGTCTCTAAGACCGCGAAGACGCTGTACATCACCAAGCCAACGCTCGACGCCCTTTTCTGCCCCCAACTCCTCGATAGCGGAGTCCATACGTGCCAAGTCGATTTCGTCAACCGTCGCCAATTCCGGAAACCATCGGAACAACCACGGCGCACATTCCCTCACCGCGCGCGGCAACTGGTGGGTAAACAGGCTGTCCTTCGTCATCCAATTGAGGATGTCGTAAACGCTGCCCATCGGGCTACATAGCCGGCCCGTGGTTATCGTGAGAACAACCCCCAACGAAAACGGTTTTGTCTCAATCATGGCTTGCCCTCCGCCGTGGGATTGACCTTCTTTCCCAATGTGCCATCGTTCAGTCGTGCTTGGGCCGCGGCTTCGGCAAGGTCGCGATCCGATGGCCACATGGTTGCACATTCCTTGTACCATTCCCACCATTTGGCACCTTGGACAAACGCAATAACGAGTGCCTCTTCGGAAATCGTGTGTGCGTCAATCACGGCTTGCCCCTCCGCAGCGGCGATGGCGGCGCGTGTGAGGGCTAGCACCTCTGCACCGTATGGTGGCGGATTGCCTGGGCAGACTACCTCACAGATTGCACTCAGCAGTCTTTCGCATTCCTTGCACGCTGTCACCAGCTTCTCGTGCGCGCTGACGGCGCGGGCGACCAGGGCGGCGTTGGCCTCACATTCCTCGCGGGCCAAGCCACTGACACAGCAGTGCGCAACCACCTCATGGTTGGCGTCAAAAATCGTTTCCATTTCCCCACCGTCTGTGATACCTACAGACCACGGTAGCGGCGCGTGTTCGCTCATGGCGTCTCCTCGTCTACGGCCAGGCGGCCAGTGTCGAGCCAGTGCTGCATCCGGCTGATGAGTTCCCTAACCTCTTCGCGGTTGAGGTGGTGAGAGTCGCCGACCCACAGGTAACTACTGCCTGGCCGGTCGAGGGCATCATCGTAATCGAAGTTTATTGCGGACGACTCCTGAATGAGCCGAAGGTCTTCTTCCCTGTTCGGATACGATCGGTGACCGACACACACAAACCCGCGTTCGGTCTTCCTAGCTTTCATGGCGTCTCCTCGTCTTTCTTCTCGACCAGTTCCGTCCGCAGCACGCGCACCTCGGCCGGGCCCTCAAAGCCCAGCTTGACCCGGCCGCCGCGGACAGCCACCACCGTGACGGTAATGTCGCCGACGTTGACTTTCTCACCTGGTTTCCTGCTGAGAACGAGCATTTGCGAGTCCTTTCGTTATGAGCGTGGTTTTCCCTCGGCGTTCAGTTGCTTCAAGAAGTCCGCTACGTCCGTCAGGCAGTCGTGCGACCATATCGTCGAGCCGCTAATCTGCTCGAAAATCCATTGTTTCCAGTTTGCATACCAGCAGACGCACCCCATGTAGCTGGCTGTCTTGCGATTCATGCAGATCCAGCCACCGGGTTCTTCGCTGTCTGTGCGGAAGATGATAAACTTATAGTCGGTCTTCATTTGCCCTTCCTCGCCACAAACGCGATCCCGGGCCGCTCGATCTCCTTGCACTGTCCGGGCTTCAAGCGAAGGCGCGGGTAGAACCGCTCGAAGTCGTAGCGGCATATCGGGAGTGCGGTGAACGAAAAGGATGTATACTCACCATATTGCCCTATATGCGGTTCTTCGCCCACATACATCTCGTATGGGCTCCCGGCCCGCGTGTCCCTCGTCAGCCACCACCGCTCTTTCTTAGCCATTGCGATACTCCCTCGGAGGTGGCGACACGGCGAGTGCCGCAACACGCCGCTCGCACTCTTTGGACTGTTCTACGAGCCCAGTAAGTAGATTCGCCCACGTGCCACACTTCCACTCGACGATGCCCCAGTTGTCGGAGACGTACTTCGCGTTGCAGTTAGGGCAGCGGTTCATCGCTCATCCCTTTTCAAAATCCCGCCGCGGCAGCCCCTAGCGAAATCAGCCGCCGCGGCGAGGGCCGGCGACAAGCCGACCGGTGAGGTTCCTTTTGTTCAAATTGTTCAAAGAGCACGCGGCGGGCCGACATTTCAGCCGACGGGATACCATCCCAGCGCTCAAGGCCAGTCACTTGACCCTTGGTGAAGGGGTCGCATAGCCTGTCACTTGCGCCGGCGCGGTCACGTTCCGCGCCGCCGCCGCGTACTCAAGTGGAGCGGGCCGGAGTCGAACCGGCAGCCTTTTTCGTGGTCACCTGTAGACGTTCCTCGCGTGCCCGCGAGTCAAGGGCAGGCTTGGCCTTGAATACGCTACAGGAAGCGTGTACACCCTCCACGCCGCCGCTCCCAAATCCGGCCTCTCACCGGAACGTCGGTTTCGTTCATCAGGCTGCTTGCGGTCCCAACCGATAAGCTACTCCGCACTCTTGGCCGTGCCTGCTTGGCCACCAGGGGCTTGCCGGCCCACTTTCCTGGCATCGTTTTGCGCCGGTACGAAGGTCCTTCAAGTCGTGGGGGCTGGGATCGAACCAGCGTGCTCCAGCGTATGAGGCTGGCGAGAGACCACTTCTCAACCCCACGATGCCCTCGCGAGCATGTAGTCTCACGAGGGTTGGCGGGTTTTGGCCCGCCGAGTGCATGATGGTTCTCCTTCTGACTGAAAGCCAGAGGAACACATTGCCCGATACACGGGCGTAGGCTGACGCAAACACAATCGCAAAAAGGTGTACGAAACCCAGCCGCGCGGCCGTTCACAAATACTGACCAAAATACTCGCGCCGGCGTCTATGGCGTTCCGCTCGTTGGATATCTTCCTTGTACTTTTCGCACTCGCGGCACATGCTGTCATGTTCGCCTTTGTGACCGCCGCAAATGGGGCAGGTATTCTTGTCAGTGGGTGAACCCAGTTTCGCCATGCACGTTTCTCCTGTGAAAGTGAAGCAGCCGCGCGGCCGTCTCCCGTGAGACTGAACGGGAAGAATTTGTTCCCCTTGCGGGCATCCCGTGTGCCGCGCGGCTGGAAAGATGGGCGGAAGGAGGGAGTCGAACCCTCGCGCTCAGCAGAGCAGGGGCCGTGATCGGCCGTGTCACGATCCTTTGGACTCGGCTTGCCCACTCCGATTGAACTTGCCATCGGCAGTCGTTTCAGGCTGCCCTTCCGCGACTTCCGCCCTTTGCTCACGGCCGCGGGAACCGATTCAAATCCTTGGACTGCCGGGCCGGCTTTCCTAATTTGCCCTACGCCGGCTTGGGGGGCTCTCCGTTCCAGTCGCTTCTCCGGGCTCGCACCTTTTCTGGCCGTCCGCCCTCCACGTCCCTTTGAGGGCAATGCTGGTTCGCCGGCAGTCGCGAAGGATTTTTCTACGGCCGCGGGAACTGGGCCGCGTAGTTCGTTTGTTAGAAAAAGCGACCCGGCGGCGCGTCGGCCGAAGCCGAAGAAAGAAAGAGCGCAGCCGCCGGGGCGACTTGCAGACGATGGTGCTGTTGAATCAATGGAGTAGGAGTATCGTCGCATCGCATGAAACCTCTGCAAGTCGCTGCGAAGCACAACCAAAAGCTGAAAACGTCAGTGTTGTGAATCTACCGTCGGCTCCGCAAACCTGTCAACCCCAGTTTCTTGATAACTGAATGGAATTCTCAAAATTCTTTTGTGTCAATTACGGCAGCCGTAATTGTCTTATTCGGAGCGTGCTGCTTACTTTCCTTCTGACGCCTCTCGCCGCGTATCTGCGATTAACTGAGCGATGAGCCGCTCCAGCCGATCCATGTCCCGCGTAACGATCTGTGTTCTTGCGCCCGCGCTTCGCATCCATTGACCGATGAGGATCTGAGTATTTTCGCGGTCTTGTTCGGTTGGTTTGGCCATTATCGCGTCTCCTTAATCGTATTTCCTTATACCAATTTCCCCCAGGACGAGGTGGGCCGCGATGCGAACTGCTATCTCATCGCGGTAGCATTCGGGTCTCCCCGTATCTGCGAGCCTCTTCAAGGCATCCATGTATCTTTTCGCCTTCTCCCACGCCTGATCGCGAAGCGCAGTGGATCTTACCATCTCTCGTTCTGCATCAGTCATGCTCGTCTCCAAAAATCCCCTCCGCGCCTGACCCGGGGCGGGAGTCGAGGCCGCCGCGGGCTTGACCGGGTAGCCACCGGCGGCGCGAAGGGGGGTAGCGTTTCGGCCTACGAATCGTCGTCCTTTATCGGCAGGTTGCCGATGATCGAGGCGAGCAGTCCGCACAGGGCAATCACCTCGTCCCGGATGTCGGCATCATCACACTCCATGATGTCCTTTTTGATCTCATCCAACTCAATCGTCAGCTCCAAGCGATCGTCCTTTGTCATGCTGGGCTCCTTGATTCAAGCCGCCCGCGGGGCAGAATTACCAATTTTGCACGAAATGGTTTTGAGTTAGTACGAGCCGCCCGCGCGAGCGAAGGATGTCAGCCAGTCAAACGCGACAACATCTCACGCCCCTCCTCTGTACCTTCGTTGCACAGAGATGGGTCGGGGCATCGCCCGACTTTTTGGAGCGCTGCGCGCAACTCGACAATCGCGTCCTGCTTCGTCGCGTGGCAGTTGGTTCGGATTGGCTCGTCGAGTCCGCCACCCCACGCGAACGCATAATAGCCGTCGGGGGCCGTCGATTCGATTTGCCACTTTACGGGGTGCAATGCCATTTCTCGTCTCCTTCCGGCCGTCAGGCCGGGCTTGTGTGTGTTCAGAAAAGGCTGGCTCGCCGGGAGGGACGCACCTGGTTGGCCTCGGTCGCATTGCTGCGTTGCCTGCTCCGCCGGGGTTCCCGTTCCTCTCCACCTGGGCCTGGCTTGCGGCGAGCCAGGGAGATCATCTACCTGTCTCAAATGTGGCCGATCGGCAACTCTGCAAAACACTCTTTGCAGAGTCGAATCCAGAATTTGTTCGGGACCGAATTGCCGACTACCCGAAATCCCCTTTGGTACGCTAAACAGACTCCAGGATTGGCGCACGCATCCCGCCCCGGGTGAACGCGGCATTTGCGGTCAACGCAATCGCACGGAGTGTGAGCGGTTTTGGGCGGCCGGCTCATTAGTAGCACCCCTCCAGCGCCGCCTCTTCCACGGTGCGAATGTCGCCCTTAGGTGCCTTGGACAACGGTACGGCCTTCGCGTACTGGTTTGACCAGAAATCGATGTTGCCGGAACTGACCAACACCTTGGCGGCCAGACTCGGGCAACCGTGTACGTTGGGCTTCTCTCCATGCCAAGAGGTCTCCTCGGCCTTCTCGCGGCTCGTCGCTTCGACGATCGCAATCGGCACCCACTCGAACGTGCAGGGCTGGTTCATGCTGTTGCTTCCCTTGCGGTACACCAGATACTTGTGAGTTTTCACGTCTCGTCTCCCATGCCTCCCGCTCCACTCTGCGGGCGAGTTGCCGCGGTCACAGGCCGCCGCGGCTCGGCTTGTCGATCCTCATCGCCTCCCCGGCTGCCCGCACGGGGAGGAGGGAAGATCGAGCTAGTCCAGCGGCTCGGCCGGCAGGTCGGCGATGCACTCCGCGGCCAGCGTCGGCCAGCGTGCGGCGTCTCCCTCGCAGCATTCCGCCTCGGCGATGTCCGCGCACACCTCGCGGATTGCGGCTACTAGGTCCGCACCCGCAGGTAGTAGCACGCCACGCTTGGCCTCGTAGTTGCGAGCACCCTGACATTGGCTGCTGTAGCTGTACGTCGCGTAGACGATCGCGCGGCCGTCGTTGTGGCGACGCACTCGCACGTTCCACGTCGAGATGCGATTGGCCTGGAACTCATACTGATTGTCCCACTCCTTGTCGTCGCTTTTTGCGATTGTGGGCCAGTTTTCCTCCTCAATGGTGACTGGTGCCCGGTCTGTGAGGGTGATGGTACGCTTTGCCATGATACTATCCTCCAGTGGTGTCCCGTGGATAGCCCGGGACGCGGCTGCCACCCGACTACCCGGTGGCCCGGTCGAGTCCCCACGCCGGCTCCGGCGCCGGACGGCTCCGCGGGGAGGGGAGGCTAGTAGTTGGGATCGGCTATCATCTCGGAAGTGAATACTCCGACATCCATGTCCCACACGGACAGCGTGACTCGTCCAAAGGTGCGCCGGGCGATTCCCAACGCCGTGCGAAGGTCGCTTTGCACAGACATCGGCATGTTATTGCGCACGACCTGCCACAATCGCCGGTCGTCGGCTGCACTACGCACCGACAGATATCCGGTGGTTGTTTCGAGCAATTTAGCTTGCCTTTTTGTTGCCTGCGGCTCAATCCCCATCGTCCGCAGCCCCTCATTGCGAATGTCGCGGGTAGTTGTCATATACTTACCCAATCGTGATCGTGATTCCCAGCACCTTGGCGATCTTGGCCATCATCCGCATGGACGGAACCCGGCTTCCGTTTTCCCATCGAACCACCGTGGTAGCCTGCAATCCGAGCTTCTCAGCCAACTCTTGCTGATTGAGATTCTTGAGCGCCCGTCCGTCGCGGATCCGCTGCCCCAGGTCACACTTCGCTTTCTGCTTGGTCCCGTACATGTTTCTTTCCTCGCAACAAGTATACCAGTTTGGCCTAGTCCAGTCAAGGGCGTGAATCCCCCGGATTCTGAAAATTGACACAACCTAGTATAGCCAATAGCCTTAGGCGGTCAAGGCCGATATGGTATAGTCCCAACTGGACACTTAGTATCGCGGGACACAGGCTACTAGGATGATAAGGATTGCCGCGGAGGGCCGTGGAGGGCCGTGAATTGCCGCGGGTGGCCGTCACGTTTTATGCCAACAGAAATTGGCAAAAAGAAGCGGTGAGCGAAAGAAGCCCTGGGTGGCCTCTGAGAGCCCCCGGCTGGCCTAAAGGTTTTCGATTTCGTCGCGCAGGGCAGTCAGGTCCGTATCGGCGAACGCCTCGCCCGGCCCCATGACGGTGAGCTTCTCGGCAACGGAGGGAATGTCGAAAAACCGAATCGCTTGCGTGTGGCCCTTGCGGGTCTTGTACAAGTAGACGACGCTTTCCCGGGCGATATTGTCGTCCAGGTAGTTCAGGATCATGGGACTGTGCGTCGTCATCAAGACCTGTTGGGGAGTATTCACCAGCGTGTCGAGCATGAACTCCATCAATTCCGGGCTGATGCCGTTCTCGATTTCGTCGAAGAGCAGGAAGCTATGCTGAGTCTGTGTCTCTGCAAGGATCGCGATTAGCCGAAGCACTCCGTCTGCCACGTGGTAGGCGTCCGCCGGATGAAGGTCCCGAAAGAATCTCTTGAATTCTACGAGCTTTGAAGGGAGGGGCTGTTCTCGAAGCTGCGACAATATGGAGCCTTCATAGGTAAAAGCGATTTCCTGCTCGGATGCCTGCCCTGACGAAGTTGAGCGGATCGCCACCTTTCCGTCACGAACGTCGAGAGAGTCGCCACCGATCGCGATCCGTTCCTGCGTGCAACAGTGTTGAGATGGATCAAAGTTCCCTTCCCATGTGGCCTCACCGCTAGGATTGTCCGCCAGATAAACCGAGAAACCGACAGTCGTCTTCTTGGTGAGTTGCGACCCGATGTCGTTCACATCCCAACCCCGCGCGCGAAGCCAACCCCCAATATCGCCGCGGACCTGTCGGGTTAGGAAGTCGATGAACTGGAGCACGGTTGACTTGCCCGCGCCGTTCAGCCCGACCAGGCAAGTGAACTTTGACAGATCAAGCTTGAAACCGACCAAGGATTTGAAGTTATCGGCCGTAATGCGTCTAATCCACATGGCTACGCACTACCCGCGGACGAAATCGGCAATCACCGCCGGCACATTGGCATCCATTCCAACCACGTCCAAGCAGCCGCCGTCATCGGGATCCCCAATCGTGAATCCATTGGAAACGAACGCGGCCGTAACGAGTTTCGCCGGAATGCCCATCTTCTCGCGGTACTCGCGTAGGGCCTGCATTGGGTGAATCTGGCCACACCACGTTTCCGAGTCTGTGAGAATCACAAAGCAATCCACTTCGATGTGGTTTTTGAGCGCCCATCGCATCGGCACCGCACAGTCGGTTGGGCCAAACGGGATTCCATCTAACTTACGGCACACACCATCTAGCCGCATGGATTTTGATAATCCAAGATCCACAAAACCATCGACCACATCGGGATTGCTTCCGCGGTAAGAACTGTAGAGTCTTCCCAAATGCGAGAAATCGCCGCCACAGAATCCGTGAACGTAACTTTGTGGTTCCGTCCGCAATGCCACCATCGCCATGCACGCCGCAGCCGTGCGACAGGAAACGGCCGTACCCGCAATGTAGCTGCCACCCATCGAACCCGATACGTCTACCCCAAGAAGCCACCGCTTCCCCGTCGGCTCTACTGCGGAGAAGGCAAGATAGAATGCCTCATTCAAGGCATCGAGTACCTGTGGAACCGTGGTCCACAACAACGAGCCTTTTACGCCGCGGCCTCGTCCATAAGTATCAAGTGCGAGCAAAACATGGAATGGGTGAACGCGGGCCTTTTTGAGTCGCTCGACATCCGATAGCCGCTCGCAAACCACCTTTGCCGCTGCCGACAACGGCTTGAGTAGCCCCACCGCCGACATCTTGCCGAGATTGCGAATCATGGCCGTCATCGGCATGTCTTCCAGCAAGGCATCCCAGACTTCTGGTGAGTTGAGCCATTGCGTGGGAACGCACTCGCGAACAAGTCGATATTCGCGAATGCACTTTACAACCTCTGCCACCGTTGCTGCGACCTTGGCGTGTTCAAGTGCGTAGATCGGCTGTACGGCTTCCTGCGCATCCGGCACGAAGTCGGCAAACCCTTCGACCTTGCCGGCGGCCCATCCCAACGCGATTCGATGCTGGTCAGTTGGCGGCTTGGCATGGGCTTTTCGCAGCACGTCGCGATGACTCCAGCCGTTCCGTTGCTGGTACTTCGTCACCTGGTATGCCACATCGCGGGCTGATTTGCGGGAATACCATGCCGCTACCGCATTGCGAAGCGCACGGCCCCACCCCCGAAACGCCTGAACTTGCTCGATGAATTGAAACAGGTGCGTCCCAGTGCGGCAGACCTCGGAAAGAGCCTCGGGTAGCCATACCGTCGATACCCCCACAAGTTTCTGTCCCTGTCCAGCCATGATCGCCAAGGCGAAAATGGCCGGATCGTTCTTTGGAGCCCTACCCGAGCGGCTGATGTCAACGATGGTACGAACCGTTCGGGCCGCGTCTTTGGCTGCACACACAAGAACGGCCGGCGCGTTTTCTCGCGTCAACGCCCGTTCGGTTGCATAGTAGGAGCCGCCTGCGTTACCCAGTACAAGAAATCGCTCCAGCCGTTTCCAGCAATCCACGGCAAACGAAAACCCGCCGGCCGAATTCTGGACCTGTTTGCTGCCTGGAATGGCCTCAGATTGAGGCATGCACCGTGTCGAGAAGTGCTGTGCATACCCAGCCGCCATGTTTTCGCCCTCCAGAAAAGGAGTCGGGCAAATGGTCACCCAAGGAGGAAACCTACAACGGTAACCTTGGGCGTTCGGCCCGGCATAAAAGCCAGGACAAGGTTGTGGCCCCGGGGGTTCGTAATGAGCGATAACCCGAAGCTTTCGGCCCTGGCAGAATTCGCATTTTACGTCTTCTGTGGTCGATTACAATACCCTCGCGCTGCAATTTTGCCCGGGTTCGTAGGTGTCATCGGCCGCAACGACGCCCGCCCGCCGTAACGCCTCAGCCCAGGAGCGGGTTGGCATTCGCATCTCACGAGTGAACTGGGCGATGGGTGTGGCGTGAGCGGCCCGCCACTCGGGAGCCGCGGCGTACGCGCAGTGTTTACAAAGGGCGTCGATGCCCCACACCCGCCCGTCTGCTGGCAATCTCTCCCGGTAGTGCGAGCCGCCGTAGAATAGCCGGTCAACCATTATCGCTGGCGAGCACGGCAGCCAACCGCGAGCGTCGATCGAGAAGCCACACCGCCACGGGTGCGAGCACGGGGCGTGAATGGCCAGCCCCAGATCGCTCGGGCTCCAGAGATAAGGGAGGTGTACCTTCTTCTTCGGCCGCCGCCCGCCGAACCGAATTCGCGGGTGCGGCGTCAGACCAGAGGGAACGGGAATCGCCCCGCTCGTTTCAATTTTCACCAACTCGACGGTGCCCACCTCGACCGCCGCCAGAAAGAGAGAGTAGACGCCGGGGAAGTCAGAGTGCTTCAGCGGGCAGCCTCCCAACAATTTCACCCGCCCGATTCCGCCGGCCGCTTTCGCCTGGTCGAGAAACGCGGCAACCTGGTCGAGCGTCATTTCGTCGGGGGTGGGGTAGATGCCGACAAGACGATCGCAACCGGGGCACCGAATCGAACAGGAAAGGGTGACATTGCATTCTACTTTTAGGCTCATAATCGCTTGTATCACTCCCTCTTGTCATCGTCATCGTAAGTGTAATAATCACTCGGATGTTTTACCCATTCGTCAACTGACACTCCCGCTTTCTTGGCCCAAAAGGCGAATAGTTTCTGAGCGTCAGATGCCTCATCGTTACCTACTATGGCAGGATCCACTGCGCACTTCCTGCACGCGAATGCACCATCCTCATATATGGGATCGAAACACATGATACAACCTTCTTTGTCGCAATAGCAGCACTTGATTGCATCGTCTTCGTCTTCATCCTGACGGCCGCAATTTGGACATCTTTCTAGTTTTATCTTCTTCTTGTATCGCATTTTGTCAATCGACAGTTAAGGCAGTTTCGCCAATCGTTCGCCCCGGTGCTCACAGCCTCACATCCTCTTTCGCCCCTTCGCTTCGCACTGAATGCCGCACGCGATATAGCACGGTCAACTTCATCAAATGGTCTTCCCCCGTCTTCAACCGAAATTTTCTATCACAGCGCGTCGCCTGCCACCTGTCCGCCGGCCCCATGCGCCGGCTGCCTAACTCATCGCGGCAATACCCCGCCTGCCTCGCGTACTCGCCGCTGACGAATTGCAGCCCGCCAATGGCGTTACCAACCCGCTTGACTTCCGTGAATTGCGACAAGTCGATATCCACAACCCGCGGCCTGGTAACCGATTCAATCATTGCCATTCCCACGGGGTGCGATGTGGCGTGGACTTTCCGCGGATGGGCCAGCTTCACGCCTGCCGGGAGGGCGTTCAGAATCGTCTCCAGATCCCCAGGCCCTATCAGATAGTCGCAGTCGGCGGCCCACAGTACGGGGGCAGTGCTCGAAAAAAAGGCGTCGTTGCGGCCGATGCACCGCCGCATAAGCCGGCGACGTTCCATGAGAATCGGTTGCATCGCGACCGTCGGCGGGAGCTTGTCGCCGAAGAACTCAAGGGTGGCGATCGTGGCCGCGTCTTCGGCCGTGACGCACGGGCGATAGAGCACGCGGCACGTCGGCGGGAAGCAAACAAGCGAAGACAATTGCAGGCACAGGCAGCGGGAGTAGCCCCAAACGTGAGGCACGATTTCGATGTCAGGCAGCAGCATCAATCGTCATCCCAATCGTGGCGTGATACTTTCTCTTCCAATGTCACCACTCTCTCACTCAGCTTATCGCACTGTTTGCTTAATTCCAACACGACTCCCACCAACGTCTTGACGCCTTCTCGCATGGCAGTAGAGAGTGTCGATGATTCGCGAACCATGATACACGCGAGGTCGTGGATGGCATCGTATTGTTTGGGCGTCATATCCGTTACCTACCATCATTGTGGTTTTGTCCGCGGGAACGTGAGGTGGGTTTTGCAGCGTTACCCCCAGTGTGCGTTGTAGGTCCACTCCGGCCCATAAAACAGCCGGCTTGCTTCCGGCCAATCACGATGCTGAACGACGACCAGGGCGTCGAGTCGGGTTCGGAGAGACTGTACGCGGCCAAACGCTTTGTAGAACGGTTTCATGCTGGCCACAGTCAGTGTGGATGACAGATCCAGTTCGATCTGGGCAAGGATGGCCGTCGCTGCGCGGACCTTATTGGCCAGGGCGATCCAGTCATCCCTGGTGAGGGTGCGTCTATGTTTTCCTTTCACTTTTTGGCTCCATGTTATGCGGGCACATCAGGCACATTGGTCATATTGTCCACCTACCACGTATCTCGTGCAATCCCCGGATACTCTGGCAGTCCGCACTTCGGCCCCGTCACTTCCAAAGCCTCGTCCTTTCGGCGTCGAATGTGCGCATAACAATGCTCACACACGGGAATGATAATCCCGTCGCTCTTCCGCCGCGCAGTTCGCGGGGCCGGCGTCGCTGGACAGAAGGTGCAAAGGGAGTATGTCACGTTGCCGCCTCTACATCTATCGGGTTCTCTCTCAGCCACTCGTGTTTCATGTTTTCATTTTCCTCCTGCACCGCCGACAATGGCAGGCCCCGCGTCTGCGTTAGTCTTGACGTGGCTTCAGGTCTCGGAATATGCCAGCGCGTATCCGGATACTTAGAAAACGCCCATGCAAAATAGGACCGCTTACTTTGTTGCTGTTCTGTAACACAAGGTGCATTCTGCCATGCCTCGTAATACTTTTGGGCGGAATTACGAAATGCGATAACGGGACCAACGAGCTTAAACCACTCCCCACGCTCGTGATATGGCCGAAAGACTTTGTGTAATCTCTTTTCCTCTTCAACACCTCCAGGGAAAACGCTCAAAATCTTTAAGAGAACGGGGCATCCGACTTGCAGTTGACTTAGCCGTTTCTTGGCACCATCACTATCTTGAACATGTCCAATCTTGAGTCGTCGTGAAACAGACGACAATTGTGCTTGAATGAGGTAGATATACCCACAAGCATGGTAAGAAAACGGATCATGCTTGTTAAGAACTGTGTGATTGTCTATATCGCACTCTTGGCAAATCCATGCCGGTGATTCATGATAATATTGGTAGTTCAACCACGGCGATAAAGAGACAATGCGGCGCATACGGCCATCGCCAGGCTGAATGACTCCACATTGTGGACAAATCCAAGTCATTCCTTCGCCGGATTCTCTCTCAGCCACTCGTGCAGCCTCTTGTCCGCACACAGCGGCAGCCAATCGCGGACGCTGCCCCAGTTCTCGCGGTACATCGCCGTGAACTCAGGCAGCCACACGGCCCGCATCTTCGGATCCTTCGTATGCTTCTGGCCATGCTGGTGGTACAACATCGGCGTGTCACTGCCGCCGGGAAATTTCGGCGAGCGGTTGAAGCGGTCGCTAACCACAAGCAGTTCGTTCGGCCCATAGAACGGCACCAGCAAATTCGCGGCAATTTCGTCAGAGATGAACTGCTTCGGGTTTTTCATTGTCTCTTCTAGCCACACTTCACACGCCACTTTGGCCCCCTTGTGGAAGGCGACCACGCCCGTGTTGAGTGCCGGCCACGGCTTCGCAAGACACGCTTCAACCTTCTGACGGTCCTTTGTCCACCACTCCTCGATTCGGCCTCGCATTCGGTTGCCAGTGGTCAGCCAACCAGAGAATTTCGTCACGATAGTTAGCCCCGGCTTCAACAAGTCGAATAGCTGTTGTGGCGATTTCATCCAGAGGGTGTCGGCGTCCACTTGGATCGTGTAGTCGTAGTGCGATAGTTGCGGCAGGTGTGGCTTGACGGTATAGGCCCGATACGGCGGCGGGTTGTAATTGACGACACATATCGGAGGGTCGCAGTCGGCGGCAATACGGGCGACGAATGGGGCGGCGGCGTCATCGACAAAGAGCGTCACGGGCCCTTGCCAGTGCCGGCGGAGCGTGCGGAGACTGACGGCGAGCACGGCGGGAATGCGTCGGCCGAGGGCAAGGTAGGTGATGCCACGCATATCCGTAAGACTTGCGGGAATGATGGAGCGATCAAACTGGTTCATAGCAGTTCTCGAAATGTGCCTCCCAATACAACGAATGAAAGCCGTCTCTGTCTGTGACAATCCAGTCTCCGGGATGAACGATCTCTCCCGGAGTGAGCCCCGTACACATAAACAACCCTTCGTCGTCATCCAGGCTTGGGCATCCATCCCACTGAACGACCGGATACAACACAAGGTCATGCGGCTTGTCTGGAAACCACTGCTCGGCTTCTACAATGAGCGGCTTGTGGCGGTACTTGGCCATGTCACTTCTCCACGACAATCGCCTGCGTCTACTTCATCAATAGCCGCTCAAGTTGCAGCCGCGGTACGGTCGTGCATAGTATCGGCTGAACGGCAGACTCCCAATCCACATGAAGCGATAGAGTTGTCAAGTCAGTCAGTGGATGCCCATCTAACTCCATGCGAACAACCTTGAGCCCGTCTAGTTCCAAAACGAACGAGGCGGCCTTGACACTTACTTTCTGAACCGTGATTTCCGCCACTACCATATCGCCAAGCTGTGCCATATCACTTCTCCTCCATTATCGCCTTCACCCGCTTTTCCATTCCACGCGCCCCGTGGAAAAGACCAAATTTCTTTATGCGCACCGCCGCAAACCTCCGCCCCAGCCGCTTAGCGCAGTACCACACAAACCCATCCTGGCTGTCGATCGGCATGAGCGGTCCCGGGGCCAACTTCTCCAGTTCGCGCATAAACTCCGTCTGACCCCAGAAGAAGAAGCTGATAATTCGGCCGTGGCGAACGTGGTCCTTAAGTGGATTCTCTTCGCCCTCGACTTCCGGCAAGTCCCGCAACTGCGGCACCGTGGCGCCCCACGCCTTTAGCCGGTGCCACCGGTCGATACTTTTCGAGTACCCCCATGCGCTCGTGACGAAAACAAAAGGGTTAGTCTCATTCCACCAGTTTTCGTGCCAGCGGTTTTCGGACTTGATACAGAGGGTATCAGTGTCGATCTTGAGAAAGTATGCCGTCTTCACTTCCTCGGCAACCCCATACACAAACACCGACAGCATCCGGTGCCGCTGGCTTGCATCCGGCTGCCCTGGCAGCGGCTTCACGTCCGGCCAGCCGACAACGCGAAGGGCCGGGTGGTCGCACGCCTGGTGCAACTTGCGGGCCCACCAGCCAATGGACTCGCCGCGGAGACTGGTATCGGCGAAGATGAGCATGGGGTTTGTCCACATTTCCGGCCGGTTCTTTCGCCACGTTTGGGACGCGAGGCGGAATTCCTGGAAGTGGGCCATGTCAACGGCCACGACGGTAGTGAAGGGGGGAGGGGTGAGTATTGCCATTGTTCTTGTGTGCCTTTTCAACCTTTCCAAAACCACCCTAGCGTCGCCTTGCTGTTAACTGTCAGCGTCACCCCACGTTCCTGACAGAATTCTTCGGCCGCCTTACGGACGCCCCACAGCCCGCGTCGGTCTCGCGGGTGGTCAATATCGTGCATCAGTACGAGCCCGCCGGCCCGCACCTTGGGATACCACGCCTCCAAGTCCCGCCGCACGCCTGGATACGTGTGGTCGCCGTCGATGAACGCGAAGTCGAGATGCCCAGACAGCATCGCCTCAGCCGCCTTGACGCTATCACTGGCCCAGACGAACCTCCGCTCCTTGGCGAATAACGTCCGCTGCTCGGCCTGCAATCGGTGCTCTTGCTGTTCGGCAAGCGTCAGCTTTGCGTGGCCGTCGCCGCTCTTGGCGTAGACGCTGGTTGCTTCTGGATGACCCCACCAGTCAATCAGGTAGAGTGTCAACGTCGGGAACGCCCGCAAAAGATGTTCGCTCGTCCAGCCACGGGATACGCCAATTTCCGCCCCGGTGAGTGGGAGTGAGAGTGGCGTTGTTGGGGCGATGCCTTTGGCCTTGCGAGTTTGTAATTCGACGATGAGACTGTGGAGGATGTCCCAACCTTGAAGGGGAGGATCGGTCATTCCTTGTTATCTCCAAATCTTCCGAAGAAGCCACCCTAGAAACCAGAACGGAATACCAAGAATCGTAAAAGGAATAACAACAAAAACGAACATCAATCCCCATGTTGCATCCTCGATACATTGCGGGATCCACTTCCCTTCAACTACGGCGCGTTTCATGCTTTCCCATTCCCGTACTTCCTCGCCTGCCGCCTCAACTCCTCGCACTGCTGGCCCAGCGCCCGCACAGCCGCTTCGGACTGCCGAAGTTGGCTGGATAGTGTGGCGACTTTCGCTTTGAGAGCCTTGATTTTCAGGTCTTTGGTCATTGGCTGTCTTGCACTCCCGACGGCCCATGCCGTTCAATTTCATCCGGGTCCATTACCCGCCCCGACTCGGCAACGGATATCTCGTACACGACGCTATCTTCCAGGGCATGAAACTGGTGCATAACGCCCGCGGGCACGCATGGCGGTTGGCCCTCGGGCGCGGCAAGGTGCTCAACTACCTGGTCGTCTTGCACCCACATCCGCAACTTGACGCGGCCCCGGGCGACGTGGAAGACGTTCGCTTTCGTGTGGTGGCAGTGCGGCGAAGAAAAACCGCCCTTCTGAATTTGCAGGATGCGAAGCTCTACGCAAGCATCGCAGTAGACACGGACCCAAGTGCCCCAGATAGAAGACTCAGGCATTGACTCGTGTATTGACTCAGGCATCGCCAGATTCCACCTTGGCAAGATATGCTAGCGTTTGCTTGCGTGCCTCTGCGATCAATTCGTCAAAATGCAACACATCTTCATCCAGACCACCTACGTCGCATACGTGTACTTCTGGAGCCCCGTGGTGATCGCTAGTAAGCACATCTAGGCACCATCCATACTCGCGGTCGTGGCCGATATCGACGATCCATCGCCGATCTTCCCAAAAACGCATGAGGTCGTCGAACGTGGTAAAGTCAGGCATTACTGTAGCTCATCGGGTTTCGCCCGTTCCTCCATTCAATTCGCTGTCCGCCGCCAACACCAGCCCATCAAGCGTGCCGGCTCGTACATCCAGAACTAACACGGGCTCAATATCGTCGCTAGTCCGCATAGCGGTTAACTCATAACCACCGGGCCCGTTGTGCCTCTTCTCCAGTCGGAAGCAGCATCCAGAACGCACTAGATGGCCTAGAAGCTCTTCCAGCGATTCGAGCCCCATTTAGCCCCTTTCATCGCAATCTCTTTCTTCTCACTCCTTCTCGCCTCAGTCCCTCTCGTCTTCAATTGGTTCATTCGGCCCGAAATTCGCCAGCCCGCTCAGCCCGGCAATCGCTTGCTCTCGCATGGCCGCGAGCCGCTTCTTGGCGTCTTCCATGCATTTGACGGCGCAGTGAGCAATCGCCGGATCGTCGCGGCCCGTCTCGCCGTCGTGAAAGTTTTCCATGTTCGGGAACCGGTCGCTCGGCTTGAAAAAGTGATTGAGTGTTCGCACGAGCCGCGTCGTACCGTCCGGTTGCGACTGTTCCTTGGACGCGATGAAATGGATCGCGACATACCACATTCCCGCAACGGCGGCCTTATCGAGCGCGGCCTGCACCTCGGCGTCGGCAAAGTGCGGCTGGAATTTCTTAGCACCGTGGGCCGCGGCCACGGGGTCGGATGCCGGCTCGAATGTGGTGAGTGTCTTCGGCTGGAGAAGACCGTCAGCAATGGCGTCCTGGACGGCTTCCTTGAGCGGTTGCGAGAAGTCGCTGGTAGTCGTCGAGCGCGGGGAAAATTCGTCGGTCATAGGGTTCCTTTCGGTTCGTCGAGGTATCGCTGTAGTACGTCTACTGGCGACTTGCCAGATATAACGTACTCATGTTTACACTGCAATCCATCATGGTGCCAGGAAGTCCATTTCACTATCAGGCGTGTTTCGTAAATGACGCCCTTCAACGAACCAGCCACGGGTGTCTTCGTGAGACAAAAGTTAGCGGCCTGTGTTGCTTTTAGAAAGCGATCGAAGACGTGTTGCGTGGCTTTGGGCATTGTAGAATTGGCTTATCTTAGTTCTGTTTCATCCATGTCAGCCTTCTTTCGGCTCCATTGTGATGCATCGAAATATCCATCCCCGCCGTTGTCTATTTGAGACGCTGAATTTTTTGCTTTCCTCTGGTGAGAGCGGCTCAAGACAGTCATACGTCTCAATCTGTATGGCTACTTTGCCGCTCAGAATAGCGTTAGCTAACGATGTAGCAACATCAAGCCAGTCAGTCTTTCTCATACCACCCACTCGTATCTATGCTCTTCGGCATCAGTTCCGTCGCCCACCCGTAGGCGTCCGCGAAGTCGATGTAATCGAACGCCATCAGTTGCGAGCGAGGATTGCAGTTGAACACCTGGAAATTCGCCGCGTCAAAGTGCGGCCGAAGTACGCCGAAAATCTCGTTAATCTTCGGGTACGAGCCGTTGTTTCCGCGCACCGTGCCAGGGTTGCCCGTCTCATCGAATGCGTAGTGCTGCTCTTGGCCCATCGAGAAGTCGGCCCCGAGCAAGTAACACACGCGGAATCCGAGGAAGTACACCAGCCGCACCGCTTGGAACATCGTCGAGAGCACTTTGGGATACGGACAGAGCGAATGGAACACGTCCGACGGCACCCGGCCGCTGTCGATGAGCGGGCGGACGTGCTTCCACTTTAGCTGGTCGTCCGGCAACTTCAAGTTTTCTTTCAACCAGGGGGTAAGCCGTCTGACCAGAGAATCGGCCCCGACGCCCCAATTGATTGTGTCTTCCGTCAAGTACCCCTCGGGATTCATATCCGAGTTGCGGGAAATGCCCACGATCCCCGGGCACTGACGCGGGCGAAGCTCCGTCTCAACGAAGCCGGCGTCGGGCCGCTTTTCCCGCACCTTGTTGTCCATTTTCGGGTAGGGAACGAACTTGATAATCCCCGGGTCTTTCCATATCGCGTCGTGAAACTTGCGGGTCGAGTCGCCGTATGTCCAGAAGTTAGGCCGAACCAAGGCCGCTACATTGTTGAACGCGAAGGTCACAATGCCGCGATGCTGAAGCACCGACTTATCGGGCACGATGGTGTGAATCGACGGGCCGCCGCAAAGCAAGAAGCAGTGCCCGCCGTGGCAGACATCCTCCCAAGTGCTGAGCATTCCGAAGCGGTTAACGGTGGTGGGCTGGGTCAAGCTGCCTCCCCTTGTTCTTTCGTCTGCTCATTCAACCGTTCTTTCAACCGCTCTTTCAACCGATCCAAGTCCCTCGGCGTATTCACGCTCAGCGGGGCCTCGGAAATCTTATGCACGTGTATGTCCCAACCCGCGTCAAGCCAGTCGAGCTGCTCCAGACGCTCGGCCGCCCCAATCGCCGACTCAGGAATGTTGCTGATGAACGAGATCCCTCGCCCGCTGAACGCATAGACGCCGATGTGCCGCTGCGATCCGACGATGGGATGTCGGGTGAAATAGAGGGCCCGGCCGAAACGACTGGAAATCACCTTGACTTCATTGGGGTCCGGCGTCGGCAGCCCGGCCGGAAACGAGGCGGCCAGTGTGGCAATGGTGGTGCCGCCTTGCGGCCGGGCGGCAAACGCCAAAGCATCCAACATTTCGTGGGTGACGAGCGGCTCGTCCGCCTGGAGGTTTATCAAGACTGGGTATTTCGGGTTTCGCTGCCACACCTCGAATGCCCGCTGACTGCCGCACCGGCAATCTGGGGAGGTATGCTGAGTGACCGCGCCAAACGCCCTGGCTGCGTCCAGAATCGCGTCATCCGGGGATGCTACAACCACAGACGTAGCCCGCGGCCACGTCACAGCGGCGTGCCAGGCGTGCCAGATAAGCGGGTGGCCCGCCGCGTCGGCCAGCGGTTTGCCGGGGAATCGCTGGGATTCCATCCTGGCCGGGATAACGACTAGACAAGCTGGAGTAGCTTGGATGGGTGGGAAGACCGGCATCATGTTCTCGCCCTGAACGACAAATGCCTGTAATGCTGGCGTCTGGTGCCGTGAGAATAGGCATCCAGACCGCCAAGGGAGTAGTTTCGCCGATTGCGGGTAGTAAAGTCAAGGGAAACTGGCGAAATCCGAATGGATAATGCCACCCATAACCGACAATAAATAACCGCAGCGGAATTCGGCGGTAGAATTCGCGACGGGATTATTGACACTGGCGATTGCCGGCCGAGTAAAATAGAAGAGCCCAGCGGGTGGTCCGCCGGGCTCAGAGAATCGGCGATGAGGCGAAGGTCATGCCGACTCTTCTACCCCAAAGCCTAGCCGCGGCTGGTGGCGGTGGCAAGGCTCGTTTTCTCCCGGCTCGCCGGGAAGGAGTGTTCCATGAATCTGTTTGGTCTTTTCCTGTCGGTCGCGCTGTTTCAATCGGTCGGAACGTGCGAGGTTACAATCAGCGGAGTCCAAGACAATTCGCGGATAAATTCCCCGCTGAACGGCCATTACACTCTCGTGCTTGATAGCATCCAATCCGGCATGACGGTGTACCGAAGAACCGTGGTGAAGCAACTTGGCCCTTGGCAGGTTTACGTGACGGTGTACGTTTCGGCCACGGGAACCGCAATCAATTGGCGGCCCGAAAGCGTCTTGTTTTGGTCCAGCGCAGGCTACTACTGGACGCTGGCATGGAATCCGTCTCCCGTTTGCGCAGTCTGGCAAGGTGCTATTCTCCATCCTCGCTCGGCACTACCGGCAAACGTCAATGCGACTTTCGGCGGCAACGGAACTTGCCAGATATCAGGAGCCTACGTTCCACTCTATACGCCCGTTCCTGGAGAGGGAATGTGGTAGCCGGATACTATCGATGCTACACAACGGGCTCAATGTAACATACTCCCGACGTAAGACCGATGGGAGTAATTGAAGGATTGGTGCTTCCCTTCAATTGCATGATTCCATAGGAGAGTGTTTCTCCGTCGCCTACCGGGATGAATATCTCAAAGCCAGAGAGCACATGGTACCCGACGTTACCGCTGGATCCTCCTGGATAGAAATTGGTTTGTGCTGACGCGATTATTGAGGATAACGCGCCCGAGCCTGAAGACGAACCGCTATAACGACCAAACATTACAAGACCATGCCACGGTCCCTCTCCTGAAGCCCACGGCCCGTATGTCACCAGATTGAAGTGTGCTTTCAGAAGCGTGCCGCTCCATGATGGAGAAAGTACGATATCTCCGTTGTCGTCAATGGAAGTGCCATCTGGACCATACGCGCCGTATGCGCCTAACTCCCATTTAATGTGTGCAGCCGAACCATCACTTGGAATGGTCATCTGAGATGGATTCGCGATGACGACACCAGTGGATTCCTCTCCGTATCGAGTTGGCACCCACTTTACCGCTTGCGGAAGATACAGGAGTGGCACGCGGTCATGATAATGGTAATGCCGTAACTCATACGGGTTGCACACGTTCAACTTCTGTTGCGACTCGATCCGCGCAAACTTCTTCCCCGCGGCGTCCCAGTATAGCGGCGTCGCCTTCTTGCCGTCCCACGGCATGACGCCATTGTCGTCTGGCGTTGCTGATTCGTCATAAGCCGGCAAATCCTCGTCAAGTTCCATGAGTTGGATGATGAGAGTTTGTTGCGGCACACTGGCGTCAATCCCGACCGATTCGTTGACGCCTTCAAGCAGTGATCGCAAATCTCCTATATTCTCCCGCTGAAATGCGCGCCGAATTCCAACCGGAGCGCCGTGGGGTGCCCGACCAGGAATTGGAATGTCATACTTGCGAATGTAGTCGGCGTTCATCAGTTTTGCTGCTTCACGTCGAAGGTGTCGTCACGCTTAAACAAATCCTTGAAGTCCATTCGCTTGTACAGGTAACTGTCGTAGTTGTCAGAGCCGCTTGACCCACTGGCATACGCCGGCTGGTCCCATCCCGGCGGGTTCCTGTCGGGATTCCACACGAAATTCCACCCCACGTAAGGCTGCACGGATGACTTGATCCACCTGTCGAGGATCTTATAGCTCACTGTGTAGCACTCCTGCCCGGTGACCGTCCACGACCGTCTCGTCCGCGCGCCGACAAGCAAGAGCGTCTCCGGCGGCGCGTTGAACAAGAACTTATCATTGTTCACGCATCCGATCGTAGCACGGATCGTATTGAGCGGCGGCTCGGGAACATACAACCACTCCAGGTTGTGCTCCTCGCACGGAACCATCTTTCCCAAAGAAACCTCTTCGCTTTTGATAGGCGGCTTCGATACCTGCGTTACCCACACCCATCCTGGCTTTCCTAGCCGCAGCATTTGGGCGGAAAATTCCGTAGACCAATCGACGCACAGAGACGACCCCTTGGCAATCCAGTCCTTTCGGCTTTTGTCGTATGGTGCCGGTCCATAGGAGATTGTTATTCTGGACCCGACGGTATCAAGATAGTTCCGCAAATTGTTCGCGTCTATTCCAGTCGTCGCATCTGGATCGAAGGGCTCGACTTCATAGGCGATTGCCAACAGATGACTAAACGACGGACTGGTGCCCAAAGTGAATGTCTGCGGGTCGGGAAACGACCATGCCGTGCCGCGATTGACGATAGGAGGAAAGACGTATCCCAAAAACGCCTCCACTTTTGTCCACGGCACCTTAAAGGTGCGGATGCCGGTGGGCCCGTCGCGCGTTCCCGAAAGCTTTGGGCCGTCAAGTTCCTCAATATCGAAGCTTCCACCAGAAGCTGGTATTGTGATTGTTCCGCTCACGGATAGGTTCCTCCCCCCATATCCCCTCGCATACGATTGACTGCGGTTTCAACGTCTCGCGTAGCCGATGTGTTGTCTTCTATGGCACCGACTACAGGGTCGCTTTTCTTTAGAATGGCCTCTTGAAATTGGCTGGACCACTGAACAACGTCTACGAACCCAACCCCCTTGGATGCCCCTCCGGCACCGCCGCCAATTCCAGGAAATGCTTTAGACGCAAGACCTGATATCTGTCCGAATGCATCCGCAATCCACTTGGATATCACAGTGCCCTTACTGGTGTCTCCGCTTGGTTCTGGCCCTAGAAGGTATCCAAATACGCCGCCTTGTTTTCTGAACCTGGAAGCCACGTCTGGGGTCATCTCTTCCGTATTTGCTCCTACCATCTTTTCGTATAGCGACTTTAAGCCACCTGCCGCTAAGATGCCGCCGCCGACTACGCCACCAACAACGCCTGCCGAAGCCGACGCCCCGAGCAATGCTCCCCACCCTGCCGTTTTGATCGACCAACCAACAGCCACAATGGCAACATACAATTCCTTCATCAGTCGAATCAATTTCGGCAACACAAGTACCGCCGCCGTCAGTCCTGCGATCCACAAAACCCACGGGTTTTGGATTGCCCCCAAAATGTCCTTCATATCGAAAAGGCTTGTCACCACCGCCGTGATTCCGGCAGCCAGCCACATCCACCACGGCATGGTGCCGAACAAAATCGACCGAACGGATACCCAGACGGCCGCCACGACGTTGACGGCCATACCCAACGCAAGGAACTTTGCCGCAACCATCGTCAACTTGCCTACCAGCGTATCGCCTTCAACCAACCAGCGAACGCTCTTCATAAAGTCAATCGCCGCGTTTGCTGCCGCTTTCAGCGAATCCGCCATCTTGACGCCAATCGACTCAGCGGTTTCCTCCACCTGTATCCGTACCCGCCTCCACAATGACACCAGCGTCCCCGCCATTCTCTCGGCACCGTTGGCTGTCTTGCGCGTCACTACCTCCATGACCGCCGCCTGGGCCTCGGCAAGCCGCCCCGATTCCATGAGCGTCTTGATGTACTGCTGCTCCGCCGCCGTCAGACTGATTTTCATTGACCGCAGCCGCCGGTTCGCCATTTCCGGCCGCTCCAGCACCATCGCTAACGTGCGAGCATTCATCGCGAAGTCGCCGCCGAACAACGCCGTCACATCCCGCGATGCCTTTAGTACCTGTCCGAGCGTGTCATCGCCAAGCGTCTGAAATGACGCGATCGCCGTGGCCGCGGCCCGCACAGCGTCGCTGCTGAATGCGGTGGCCGCTTCGCTCGCCTCGCCAAACCGCGATACCATTTGCCGGAAATACTCGCCGCGCCCGCTCGCGTCCACGATGGCCGCGAACTTGGACGCCTCTTCCTCCTCGGAAGCCACGGCATGGGCAAATTCCTTTCCAACGTCCACTAACCTCCGGAACACATAGCCCGTCATGGCAAACTTGGCCGCGATGTTGTCGGCCGCCCGGCCAAACATCGACTGAACCTTATTCAGTTCGCCAGGCAGTCGGGCATCGTCTGCGCGGATCGTTACGTAGGCTTCAGCCAGGGCAGTCATGACGCACCCTCACACTTACCCTCACCCTCGGATTGGCTCTCCGGCCGGTCAAACTTTTGCAGCCGCTCTGCCTTCATCTTTTCAACGGCTTCCCGTGCCGCCTCAAGACTGTCGAATTCCATCTTGTTGCCTCGCAGCATCTTCTTATCGCAGGTGTACATGCGGAATTGATACCACGTCCACTTGCCTACCGTTTCTGCGTCATAGTGGCCATCGCATTCGGCCAATTCCCGCAGTATCAGACGCCAGTTTGCCCGGCCCCCGGAGCCTTGGAGGTCGGGCCAGTCGAGTTTCCCAGTTCGTCGAGCCCGCTCGCCTGGTCGCGAAGCTTCTTCAGCCGCTCGATTTCATCCTCCTGCATCGACTGCATGACCTCCTTGATTTTGTCGAGCGTGAAGAACCGGTCTGGATACCGCTGGTCGAGCTTCAGCCAGAGGGTGAACTGAACCCCGTCGAACGTATCGAGCCACTCGGCCACCTCTGTCGGCTTAATTCCATTCGCTTTGCGAGCCGCCGCCATGCCGTCAGCCATGATCTTTTCTGCCATAGCAATGTACTGCTTGCGCAGAAATTCATCTTCGGCACTACTTCCAAGTTTGGCCGCGTCCAAAATGAACGCCTGGGCCTCCTTCCTGGTCAGGTCCATTGGGTTTGGCCGACGCGACAAAAGCTCTTGCTCGATAAGGCCAAAGTCGCTGACCGTCACGGGATCGAGAATCAGAGTCTCGCCACTGAACTGAATTGGCACACCCGCGCCGATCGCTCGCCCTAATCCATCCATTGGTTACGTCCTTTTTGTCATGGTGTTAGGTTAGTAATATCAGGTTGTCGGGGGCGTCCAAGCGCCATTCGTGGTGAATGTCGCCGAGCCGGAAACGACCGGCCCCTCATCCATATCCACTTCGTAGTGGTGCGACTCGATGTAGGCCGGCACGATGAAGTATCGCGTGGCATCGAGATACAGGTTCAAGGTCACGCTGTCCCCTTCCTTGACCCCCTGGCTCTCCAAGTATGGTGCCACGGTGTTATCGACCTTGAAGTCGAACCCGCCGGCCCCGTCCTTGACGCCGGCTACGGCCTTCTTGTAACCGGGCGTTGTGCTGGACGCCCATTTGCTGATGTTGGCCTTCGGGTCGAAGGTCCATTTGGTGATCTCGGCAAGCGTTACGGCACCGGCCAAGACCTTTCCGTTCTGTCCACTGTATGCAGCCATTGCGGTGGCTCCTTATTGCTTGAGAAACGCATTGCACCGCACCAGCTTTCCGCGCCCTCGATATGTGTTTACGGTTTATTGATTAGGGTGGTGGTGACGAGGTACTCGTTGTGGATTGACTCGACGACGACGAATAGAACCACTGTGCCTCTGTCGATGTACTTGTAGCAGTGGATGCCGACATAGTGTTGGACTGAGAACTGCTTGATTTTTCAAGACCGGTGCTCGATGAACTGGACCACGATTGCTGGGCCGTGCTGCTCGTTGACGCCGACGATGACATACTGCTCTTACTTGACAGCGACTCAGAAGACGATGACGAGCTAGAAGCAGAACTTGCCGAAGTAGACGAAGACGACCAGCTTGCTTCTGCCGTGCTGGACGATGAAGTTGAAGAACTGGATACCGACTTCGATGAGCTACTTGACGATGACGACCAGGAAGCACCGGCCGTACTGCTGCTGCTTTCACTAACGTCCGAGAGCGTCGAGTATGACGAACTCGATTCCGGAATATGAAGCGTGCTGCTTGTGCTGGACGAACTAGTAGACGAGGAACTCGTGCTGCTAGAAGACGCGGACGATGTGCTGGTACTCGACGATGACGAGACAGACGACGAACTGGATTCCTCAAGCTCTGTCGAAATTGAGCCGATGACCGCCACGCCGACGCGAATCGAGCCGCTGACACCTTGGTACTGAATGCGAATAACCGACGTTCCGGCCGCCACGTCGTACCCGTCCAGCGGATTGTCGATAACGAGAGAGCCGCCGGGGCCGATTGCATTCATGCCATCGGATGTGGCCCACGGCTCTGTCAGCGGATTGGACGCGAGAATCGGCCCCACCTTGAGCATATCCCCGGGCGTGGTCGAGCGATTCCACACAACCAGGGCCATAAGCTGGTTGAACGCCAACACATCGCCGTAGATATCATCCGGTGCGCCAACGCCGGTCAATACGACATCCAGATTGATTGAGGCGTCCGTCAGCGTCACGTCGGCGGTATAAACTTGCCCCGCCCCAATGAGCGTACTGCCACCGAAGTAGGTTACGGTTTCCGATGCCGTCTCTAGCCCCTGGGCTTTTGAGAACGTCCACTTGACGCCGCCCGTCGTTGTCGCGTTAAGATTTTTGGTAACAGCCATTACCGCACCCCCACGATTGCAATGTCCACAACCAGGGAGTAAGACGCGCCATCATGCTTGATACGAACCACCTTGGCAGTATCAGTTACCGGGAACCCGTCGATTGGGTCGTTCAAGCAGAATACTGCCCCGCATCCAATCCGGTTGTATCCGGCGGCAACGAACCCCCACGGCTTCGCGAGTGCATTAGCGGCACTCTGCGGCCCGATTCGCACCCAATCGCCAGAGACGGCACTGCGGTTTTTCAGGTAAATCGCCCGCACACTCGTCATAGCACAGGCATCGCCGTAGATATCTATGGCTGTTTTCAAGTCGATGTCGTGAGTTGTGTCAGCCAGGGTAAGCGTGAGGCGGTCGCGAAAAATGACAGTCGCTTGGCTGGCGTCTTCGCCATTGGCATATTCCGTGGTTTGCGACACGCTGCTTGCGTCCCTGGCGGTTCCGATATCATCAGACCGCTCAAAGCTCCATTGAGCCCCGCAAGTGACCGTCGCTTCAAGGGTGTTGGACATACCCGGTTCTTGTGTGGTTTACGACTCTACTACGCCTCGACCGAACTTTCGGAACTGCTGCTATTGCTGGTTGACGACGACGACTTAGACGCCGATTGCGAGCTAGACGAGCTTCGGGTGGACTTGCTAGACGTACTGCTTGAAGTCGAGCTTGACGAATTGCTGTTTGTACTCGACGTGGAAGAGGAACTGACGGACTTGCTGCTGCTGCTGGACGTAGACGAAGAAGACGAGGAAACAAAGTCGCCTTCGTTTCCAAGGAAGCAGACATCCACGTCGATACTGCCAGAGGTGCCCTGATACTGAATGCGGATCGTATCGGCGTCGTTTTCCAGGGCGTACCCATCGAGCGGATTGTCAAGCAGAAGCGTACCGCCCGGCCCCACTTTGTTGTTCCCATCAGCGTCAATCCACGGCCCCAAGAGCGGGTTGCTCACCCCGAGCGGCCCGACATAGATATTGTCGCCGGCCGTCGTGCTTCGATTGTGGATGTAGATGCCGCGCAAAACCTCGATATCCACGTCATCGCCGAACACGTCGGCCAGTACGCCATAGAGCGTGATATCCTGGTTGGGGCTGCCCGTCGTGACTGTGACGCGGGCGCGATAGATGATCTCTGCCTTACTGGACCCCTTGCCGAACGCATAGGAATTGGCCGTGTTCATGCTCAACGCTTCGGAAACGGCGTTGAGCGTGTCCGATTTGGTGTACGAGTAATTGATACCCCCGGTCACAGTGGCGGATAGGTTGGTGGCCATGCGGCAGGCTCCTATGTATTCACCAGCGTCTTGGCTTGTTCCAAAACTGCCTGGTAGGTGATCGACCAGTCCTTCACGTTCGCGTGGTCCGGATCGTCCACGACCATCTCGCCCTGGTACCAGAATTTGCAGAGTGTCACGCCACTAGCCAACGTCATGACGGCATTGTCGAATGCCGTCTTGAGCGCTTCGGATAGCGTGGAAGCGGCAGAGAGCCCGCCGCGAGAATGGACTATCAATTCGACGGTGACAGTCTCTTCCTGGTTGAATTGAGTGGAGTTCGAGGAGGTGCGGCGGCCGGTGTTGGACGAACCCAAGATGTTCACGGTAACGAACGGCCACGATGTTGCGGACCCCGGCACCGGCGTCCCCTCGGAAATTCCGCCGGGAAACGTCGATGCTAGACCTTTAGCGGTCCACCGTATCTTGATGGCCTTGAGCAATTCGCCCAACATGTCGCGGCTCCGAAGGTCGCTACGTAATCAGGCCCGGTGGCGGGCCCTGTTCAGTTAGCGGTGACTCCTATTGAGATTCTTGCTGTGTTCCACCCTTTGCCTGCCCGATGGCTTGTCCCATTGCAATGGCCCCCTTGGCTGCGGTTGCCGCCTTGCTGACCGCTTTAGCAAGAGATTTGGCCTTGGCTTCTTTCAGCGATCGTGCCAGCGACGCTTTGGTTGCTGGCTTGAATCGAGCCTTGATAATGGCCGTTGCCTTTCGTGCTTCCGCCTTGGCCTGTTTGGCAATGCGTTTTACGGTTGCCCGTTCCCGTTTCTCTTGCTTCGCTGCCCGCTCCTTGTCCCGCCGCCTCAGTGTTTTCACCTTCTTCGCCCTCACTTTAGATCGCTTTTCGGCCTTCTCTTTTTCGGCCCGCTTCTTCTGCCTAGCCTTGACAGCCGTCCTTTTCATGGCCTTTTCCGTCTTGGCTCGCACGCGGCGGGCCCACTTCTTCTCTTTCTTTTGGGCCCGTTTTGCTTCTCGCTTCTCTTGGATTCGCTGTTTGGCCGCCGCGTGGGCCTCTTTCATCTCCGCCGCTTCGGCCCGCACATCCTCAATCGTCCGCGTCACGGTTCCATCGAGGATCCCGCGAATCGTGGCCAGTTCTTCCGCCATCGTCCGACGGATATACGGCCGGTTGGTCACCTCCCAATGAATGCCGTAGCTCAATTTCGTCCCAACATCCACCGCAATAGCGTCTTGGCGATTGCGAAGGAAAATCGACCGTCGCAACGTTCCGGTAATGACGTGCGGAAACTCGCCCGGCTTCGACGGCCCATACGCCTTGGTCGGGATGCTGACGTTCCGTTGCGTTTTGGCCTTCAAATACGCACCGGCCGCCCGCACCCGCTTCCACGCGAGTTGCCGCAACTCTTTCTGTACTGCCGCACCATGCCATACGATGTTGGCCACTGTTCACGTTCTCACACATCAATCTGCAATCCGGGTTTATGGGCCAATTGCACCGTCCAGAGCCAGCTTTGCTCGGCACTGTTGCCGGCCGCCTCGACGCTGAATACCTTGTTGTCGTACACGACGGTATCGTTAATCGTGATTTTCGGGTCGCCCGCAAACATCGCGTTGTAGACTTCCGACATCATCGGCATATCGTGGTTGTTCTCGGCGTCGCGGGCCACTTGCGTCATGCGGCACTTCAACTTACGGCGTTTGGACGATTTCGAGTCCACGTTGCTCATCATGTCGTCTTGCGCGGTCGTGGTGGTGAACACGACAATCTCGTCACGTTCGCAGAGTGATTCGAGGCTCATGGTTTGCTCACTCAGTCACAACCAGCCACCACCTAAAAGCTTTGTCTTACCCCAGCAAATCCCCATACCGCCGGTACGGCTGCAATAGGTCCATTGCTAGCGGCGTCAGCACTCGCAAGTTGCCGGCCATCGCCATTGCCACGTCGGCCGGCATCGAATACGAGTAACCGGGGATCGACTCACTTGCCACCAGGCCGCCCGGCCGCCCGGTGCTCTGCCGGTACTGGTGCATCTTGGCTTCGTTGTAGCACTTGCCAAGCGTATTCAAGACAGCCAGCCGGATATCGCTGGCGTCTGTGTAATCGTCGCCGCCCGTCGTACCCTTGAATTCGTTGTCGCTGAACCCGGCCACGTAAACCACCTTCACTGACCCGCGGCTCTTCGGCCACTGCTGCCGCCCGACGCGAATGATCTTGCCAGAGCGGCTGACCATGCCGCTTTCGTCATCCAACTCTAATACCCATTGCTCACCGTAGGTGAGTTCGTTGGCATCAAAGTCGGCATCGGTAGCCTGTCCAAACCACGCCCCCGATTGCTCGAATACCCGCATGGGCGTCTTGCGGACGAACTTCTGCTGCAATTGGAGCGTGTCCCCGACGCCGCCGCGCCGCGGGATGCTGCCATAGTTTTCGACAAACTCATCATCGGCCCCGCCCGGCTCGCCCTTCGGGTAGTATTCCGTGTAGGACGTATAGACTGGGTTCCATCGAAGGAACTGCTTGATAGCCTTCTCCACGCCAAGGTGGAGCATCGGCAATACGGGGTCGCCCGAGTCGCACCCGCAGTAAGCAATTGCGTCAGTGTCGGAAACAATCACGTCCTATTGCCCTCTACTATTCCTCGCCACGCCTTACTGAATGACTCTGCGGCAACAAGCACGGCCGAGACAGCAGTTCCTTATTCAGTTCCTGAAGCACCGCGCCGAACTCGGCAAGCCGACGGGCAAGCTCCAGAGTTGAACTCGTGTGACTGACGTTAGCCTCCGTGTTTTTCACGATCACATCGGTCATCTTATTCATCAGGCCCAGATCGCTCTGGTGCCACGAATTCCAGTCGTCACGACGCGCCCGCATGAGCCACCAAAGGAAGCCCATCGCCATGACGAACGCCATCGCGAATCCAAGCTGCATCATCGGCGTGAAGATGTGATCCGTGAGGGGATCAGTTTGTGTTGGGGCTGGAGTCGGGGCCTGTGCGAACACCGTCATCCATGTAGCGCTGCCAGATAGTAGTGCGCAGAACCCCAGAAATCCCATCAACGCCAGTTTTGTCATGGTTTGCATTCTCATGCGGCCACCCTCCCACTGGTAGCCTCGTCTGTTATTGTCTAATGCCATTCCAGCCAGGGTTTCGACCACTGCATCGCCGTTGCTATTGAGCAATGCGAAAGCAGTTACTTCGTTGCAAACCCATACCCCCGCCCGTTACACGCCGGACAACGCGACTCGTACTCAAGCCCCTTGGTCGTCTGCATTTTGATTCGGCCGTTCCCGCCGCACTCCGGGCATTGCTTCTCACACGGATTGCTCGACCGCCTCGGCATACCCGACGGCCCCGACATTCCAGCCAGCGGTTCTAGCGGCGACCAACAAAGCGTCTGTTCCACCTCTACTCTCCTATTTCACGCTAGTATTTCTTTCACGCCAGCATTTCACATTAGAAAAAACGCCGGGGCCCGGCCGGTAACATCCCGGCCGGGCACAGCCGGCGACCATCGAGGGCGAGACGATGGTGCTTGCTCAGGCACTCGCGCCCGCGCCCGCCCGTGACGCGAGGCTCGCCTTGATTGAATCCAACTCTTGCGGCGTTGCGAACGCCGTCAGCGTCTTGCCGGTTTCCGGATCGGCGTCCACGATGCGAATCGGCCCGGTGCGAAGCTCAAGCTCACCATCCATCGCGAGGATATCTTGCGGCTTGGGCATCTCGCCACGCACAACGCGGGCCTTATTGCCCTCGACCAATTCGTGCATCCGCCACAAGGCGCTCTTGATCTTGGTAGGCGACAGGCCGCGTTTCTTAATCTCCGTCCACGGCCCGACTGGGCCCTGGTCGTGTAACGCCGCCGCCGCCACCTTGGCCATCAAGTCCTTGTTTTCATCCAGGGACAACGGATCGACGCCCCGAAGCGTGCCGCTCTTGATGTCCAGCGCCACATAGATGCCGGGCACGTCTGGCAGTTGGTTGTAGCCCGAGTCGGGCGAGAAGCTCAGCCGCGTGTTAGACCGCACCCAGCGGCCCCGCAGCACGGTATCGAGCGGCGTGAACAGCACATTGCTGTTTCGGTCGGTGCCGACCTCGATAACGATTTCACTGTTGTTGAAGTCACGTAGTCTAGCCATCGAAAAAGCCCTCGATTGTGGCCCGCTAGCAATTCAAATCGCCCGCCCGGGGCCGCGGGCTGTGGGGCACCCGGGCGGGTTGACACAGGAGAAACGAAACGACAGATCCCTCTGGGGTTGTTAGGGGTTGTCTGGGAACTTGCCTTGGACGTAACGAGCCTCGCCGCCGCTGACCAGTCCGGCGACCGTTGCCGCCAAGTCAGCGAAGTCCGCAGGGCTCAGTTTGTCATAGGCGTGCTGCGGTTGAACATACGCTTGGACAACCAACTGCCCACTGGCATCGCGTATCCGCGGCGCTGTGTCGATGTAGGAAAGCGGCTCCAAAACGCGGACCACCTTCCTATCGAAATCAAACGCCAGATACATTCCGGGAAGCGGGCTGCCGGCGATCTTCACCGTGCCGCGGCTGCGCAAGTTGCGGCCAAGCGGACTGAATAGAAAACTCTGCTGTCGGGCCCCGGTGAGTTCGACAACCACTTCGGCAGGCAGCAGAGAACGGTTCATTCTGGCCATAGCATTTCCTTTCTGGCCGCAATGCTTGTGCGTCACGGCCTATCCGATGGGTTACGCCTGCCAGTTGTCGGAATACGCGCAGGCCCCGCCCAGCGTCAGCTTTCCAGCCCAGCGAGCCCGCATGACGATGAGGGTGAGATTCTGGAGCTGCAGCGTCCGGCCGCCGGTCTCCGTCACCACCTGTACGCCTTGCCGGCGATACATGCGGTAGTAGCGGAGATTGCAGCACGCCGCGTAGGCGTTGTCGATGTCGTTCTGAACCTTGAACGGCACGTCCCCGAGCATGTAGCTCTGGTAGTCCGTTCCGAACAGACGCCGGGCGTCGGCAGCCCCGACGTAGATCGCGCGGGCACGCTTGTAAGACGTGTCGTTGGCGATGTACACGGTGCGGGCCCGGTCTTGCGGGGTGTTGCGATACGCCTTCGAGATCCCAAACAGCAGGTTCTCGTAGTCGGTGATCGTGGCCGCCGCGCCGGCCCCGCCGGACGGGTTGCCGATGTCGGTCGTGCCGCTGGCGTTGAAAATGCCTTGCGGCTCAGTCGTGCCGTCGCCGTTGGCGATCTGGTTGTCAAGCCATTCCATGTGCTTCTCGCCGGCCTTGCTGATGATCGTCTGGCCGATAGAGAACGGCGAATCCTCTTGGAAGTCGTTTCCGACTTCGATGGCCGCAACCACGGGATAGACGGTGTTGTCGAACGCCGCGATCATCGACGCCGTGTTGAACGGCGTGATGCTCGTGCCCTCGGCGGTGCCCGAGGTCCACGAGATGTTGCCGATGCTGGCCCCCTCGATCCGGCGGCCCCGAGGAATCGGCACCACCTCAACCAGGGGAAACAGTTCGCCGAAGAGAACCGGCGTGGTAATCAGGGCGAGGTCCACGACAACGGGCACGGCTTCCAGGCCGCCGGACGTGGAATCGTCAAGCAGCGTCTTCCGCTGGAAGTCGGTCAGCTTCTCTCCGGTCAACTCGATCTCGTTTCGGCCCGAGGCGTTGAGGTAGCCCGTCCAGGGCATCTCGTGCATCGCGTATTCCATCAGTTGCTGGTCGTGCTCCGTCATGCGAAGCAGCGGGTGCGGGCAAACGCCCTTGCCGCCCATGTTCGCCGACCACTTGACGAACGCGCCGATAATCGCCGTCTCATCCTGGGCGATGGTCTCGAAAGAACTGTTGAAGGCGTTCGGCATGGAAATGGGCAGCCCGGCCTTCGGGTGCGGGCGGCCGTGCTTGTCCCGGTCGGGGTACGTCAGCATCGACTTGGTATGGCTGTACCGCTCCATCGGCGACTTGACGCGGACTTGCGGGTCGGCGGCCCCGAACAGTTGCGCCGCCCGGGTGCTGGACGGCACCTTGTCGGGCTCGCCGCTGACCGTCGGCTTGACGTTGGTAATGGCCGATTCCAGGGCGGAGCCGAGGGCCCCGGCGTTCTGGAGTTGCGACTGCCGCTCTTCCAGGGAAGCCATTTTCTGGGTAATCGGGGCCAGGGCCTTGGCGAGTGCCTGCCCAATCACGTCGGCCGCGTCCGGCCCGCCTTCCTCGGTGAGTTCGGCGAGTTTGGTAGCGGAAAGCTTGTCATCGAAGATCGCCAGGCTGGCGGCCTTCTTGAACTCTTCGTCGCTGGCCGTTGCCGGAACTTGGCAGTTCTCCGCAAGCCAGCCCTTCAGGTTGGTCGTGAGATTCATAGTTTCGATCCTTGTTACACGGTTACACGAGGCTGGTGTTCGGTGGTGCCAACGGCGGCACTACCGCTTACGGGAAAATACCTTCTCAACGGCCCGCCGCCGTTTCGCCCTATTGACCTGTTCCAAGGCCAAGCCGAGTGCTTCGTTGGTTCGCCGCATGATCTTCACGTCTTCGGCCGACGTGTCTGCGGGGTCCAAGTCGAATAGTTTTGTTACCACCGTCTGGCACGCCGCTTGAAGCGAAAGCGAAGAGTCAGGGAGGTTGAGTTCTACCGGCGGCCCTTCGCGTGGCGGCTGTTCGTCCGGCTTGTCGGTGGCCGGCGGCTCGCCGGGCTTCTGTTTCTCGGGCTCGCCTACCTGGTCGAGAACCGCTTGGAGGGCGGCAGCGGCGGTGCGAATAGCGGCCTCGTTGGCGGTGGAGAGTACGCGGCCTGCTTTGTCAGCCAGGGGTGCCGGGGACTTTTCCGCGTCGCTTTCGGCACTCTTGCTTTCCGGCTTTTTCATCGCAGCCCCACACTCAGGGCACTTGCCATCGGCATCGGGTGTTACCGTTTCGCCGCACTCAGGGCACTTGGCTTCGGCGGTGTCTTCGCCATCTCCCTCCTCATCCGGTTCAGTGCCCATCGCTTTGGAGGAGAGCGCGGTTTTGACTTCGGGGTCCATGACTTTCTCCTCCGGCTTGGCCGCCGGCTTGGGTTCGGGTTCAACAGACTTCTGGGCGTCGCCCTGGATTGTTCCGCCCATGTTTCGGTAGATGGTGACCACCACCGGCCAGTACGCCTCGTCCGATTCGTCGTATGACTTATCGGCCGCTTTCTTCGCACGCTCCCACAACGCCTCATCCACGGCCCACGACGGCGGGTTGTCGCCCGATTCCTTCTGCCGCTTGGCGTCGGCCCCGAGGCGAACGTCTTCATCGGTGGGCGTCGGCTTCTGGCCGTCGGGTTCTGTGGGGTCTGCGTTTTTGCGGCTCATTTTGATCTCCAGATTCACCGGGATCGTGACCGTGCCAAGCGTGTAGGCATCCTGGTCTGTCGATTGCATGTTGGCGTCAGGCGCGGACATTCCAACCACGCTGGCCGCACCACCAATCGCGACACCCACCGCATACACCTTGTCTGGCCGCGATTCGTTGAGCGACTTTGCCCACGCCTTGACCATTGGGGTGCAAAGCTTCCCGCGGCTCCACGCGGTGATAACGCCCCCCACGTTGCTTGGCACCGAAACCACGCTTTCCTCAAGCATTTCGTATGAACGGATGTCGTATCCTCGTGGCACTTGCGTATTTCGCAGTCCCTTTTCACGCGGCCGGAAGTCCAGAGGCCGGAACCCGTGGCTGATTCGCAACGCCCCAAACTCGATTAGGTTGGCCACGTCGTTCCCGAGCGGCGATTCCATGATGGCCGACGCCACGCGGACGTGGTTGCTGTTCTGTTCCCGCACCGAAAGCATCTTGCCAACGATTGCCGGCAGCATGTGGTGCCAGAGCAGCGGCATTTGCGGGTCAACCATCGCCCCTTCGCTACGAAGAATGTCGCCGTCCCTGTCTTCCTTGCTGGTAGTGACGATATTCTCGAATACCATGAGGCACCGCGGCGGCGTATCGACCCCGATGCTTTTGCAGTACCCGGCGATGGCCCCCATGCTCGTCATGGGCGGCTCGTAAGCCATATCGTCATTGCGATACACGAGCCGGTTTTCCGCTTCCTTTACCATCCCAGCGGCGTCCGGAAACGCTACCGCCCCGTCGCTGCCAGCCGCGTCCAGAACCCCGCGAACGTAGTCACTGGCCAGCCGGATACCCGAGCCATAGAGCGACATGCGATCCGTGCGTCCGCGGACAATATCGGCGAGCTTCAGGTTCAATTCGTCTGGGCTCATCCCTGGCTCTCCGAACTACTGGTGCTGGAAGAAGACGTAGAGGACGAACTGGACATCGAAATTTCGACGGTCGAGGAACTAGAGGCCGAGGAAGAAGATACCGACTTGGAAGACGACGACGAAACCGACGCGCTAGACGAACTTGAGGTGGAGGAAGACGAAACAGATTTGCTGGACGAACTCGAAACCGATGCCGTGCTAGACGACGATGAAGACGACCACGAAGCACCGGCGGTGCTGGTTGAGCTTTCCGAATTGGAAGAAGACGACGATACGCTCTTCGACGAAGACGACGATTCACTCTTCGACGAACTGCTTGATGTGCTGCTTGACGACCACGAAGCCACAACCGTTGAAGACGAGCTATTCGAGCTTGACGACGAACCTGAAACACTAGACGCGCTCGACAGCGAAGATGCACTCGTGCTAGACGAAGATGTGCTAGACGAAGTTGCCGTCGAGTAGCTCAACGAAGAAGCCGAGGTAATGCTTTCCGTCGTGCTACTGGACGTGCTAGACGAGGTGCTGCTTGACGTAGAACTTGACGAGCCGGACGCCACCACCGTGGACGAGCTAGAAGACGAGCTACCAGAAGTCGTGGAAACGCTTGACGTGCTGCTGCTAGAACCGCTCGTCGTCGAGGAACTCGACCAGGAAGCTTCGGCCGTGCTGCTAGAAGACGTGCTAGCCGAACTGGTTGACGATTCGCTGGATTCGCTGGCCGACGATTCGCTGGCCGCACTTTGCGACGATAGCGTAGATACGCTGGGCGAAGACCACGAGGAACTCGATGTCGTGCTGCTGCTCGTGGAAGACGTGGAAACAAGCGTGCTTGTCGATGTCGTGCTCAGGCTGCTTTCCGAAGTGACGGATGCAGTGGAAGCCGTGGACGACGAGAAGCTGCTGAGCGATTCCGTAGACTTGGAACTGGATGATGTCGAGGAAGATGACGACCGGCTCACCTCGGCGGTGGAAGTGCTGGACGTGCTGCTTGACGATTCGCTGAGGTCCTGGATGTCGCTCACCCACAGCCATTCGGTTTCCACCCACGTCCCCGCATGGGCACCGAACTCGATCGTGTGCATCTCCGTCACGCGACCGCCGTTCATTACGTCATACTGGCCGACGCGAATGCGGGCACCACTCAAGCACGAGAACGAGTAGAAGTTGACGGTGTTGGCGAGCGTCTTATTGACGAACGGCTGGCCAGCAGTGCCCGCCTCGGCCGCGTTCACATCCCATGCTTTGATGTGGCGATTCTTAACGGCGTCGGTGTCGGCGGGCGGGAACTGGATATGGACTTCTACGTAGTCGGCGTCCGCCATTTCCAAGCTCCCCGAAAACGAAAAAAGCCCGGCGTCCGCATTCATGCACCAGGCACAAACGCAGACGCCGGGCTTCTCGATGGAATACTCCGGCTATGCTACTTCATTCGCTCACGAGCCACCGGAAATGAGGCTGCTTGCAGTGATAGTCAGCCTTGGGGTCACGGTGACTTGAACCGGCTCGCCCGCCCGGAAGTCCACTTCCACCGTCACACGGCCGTAAGACCGGTTTCGGTGAAACCTTTCCATTTCGGCCGCTAGTGATTCCGAGGCAACTGTTGCCGTTCGCCGGCCGCCTTCGGACTCAAAGCAGTCGAACCGATTCATCTTTCGCGTAGTTTGCACAATCAGGGGCGGGTATGTCAAGAGAAAAACGGTACGGGAGGTACATAACAGGGGCGATACGCAACGCTAACATATTGCCAGCAAAGCGGTTGCGTCAAAGTAGTATTCACGCATTTTCAAACGTCAGTTCGGGCCACTTATGCACGTCGATTCGCTGGCTGGCCGCAATCGTGCCGAAGCAATACTTGTCCCCGTGGTCAGGAAAGAAGCGAACGAATTTCGCCCGCCGCACGCGCTTTGGTATCCGACGATGATGTCCGCTGTCTATTTTCATATCGTGAATCACGACGATATCAGCCCGGTCGATGAGGTACCCGGCAGTCGCCGCCCTGTTAGCAAACGTGTCGTTATCTTGGTCTATCAAAGCAACTCCGATGTGTGACGCATTGCAGGCCGCCGCTAGGGCATCAATCCATCCGACCACGGTAGAGGCGACCCGTTCGATTCTGTGGCCGTCGCACGCGAACCCAGTGAACAGATTGGCCCATTTTTCATCCGGCTCTAGGCTCACAACCGGCCTGTTGGGACAGCAAACATAGTGGAGGAACGGTGTCGAGAAGTAGCCGACCCCGCACTCTATGACCGTTCCTTGCGTTTTGCGGACGGCATAGGCAAGGATGGGGAGGTGGGAGCCCTTTGAGAAGACGTTACCCATTGGGGTTCCCTTGCGATGCTTCCGCAGGTGCCTTCTGTGTCGCCTCTTTCAGAGCGTCTGCCCAGGACCGCGTTGGCTCTTTCATCGCCGCCGTAAAATCGCGAAGCTTTCGCCGGTTCCTGATTCGCCACCCGCGCGGCATCGAGTAAATACACAGCGGGCATAGGTCTTCGCACCCCCACGCCGTTCCGTCCGGCATGGCCTGGCGGTAATGCCGGCCGCCGAAAAACAGGCGGGTAATGGCAATCGCCGGGCTGCACGGCAACCAACCGAGCGAATCCAGGCTGAACCCACACTGAACCGGGTGGCGGCACGGCCCGGTGGTCGCGAACCCCAAGTCTTTCGGGGCCCACAAAAAAGGCAGGTGGTGTTTGCGATTCGGCGGCGAGCGGTCCCATCGCACTTTGGGATCAAGGCAGGCGTCGCGGTGGGCCTTCCAAGTAGGCGATATCGTATTGGTGTTCACCTCGACAGCCCCGACCGTTCCGTCGTGAATGGCATCGACCAGAAGCCGCATGATTGCGTCTATCTGTGGATGAAGCGTCGGCTCGCCGCCCAAGACGCGAACCTTGCTTACGCCGCCGGCCAGCCGAGCCTCAGTCAGGAATCTTTCCACCTGGCAGACTTCCATGTGCTCAGTCCGTTCTGGGAACTTGTCGCATAGGCGGTCGCAGCAGCGGCAGCGGGCGTTGCAGGCGAGTGTGACGTTGAGTTCAATACTCAGATTCATGGGCCTTCGTACCGCCCCCTACTTCCCTTGACATTGAAAAACCAGCTGCTCCGCCTTGTACCCAAACATATCGCCCGTGATATGCTCCGCACAGTACGGCTGGTAGCCCTCCCTTATGTACGTTTCTGTGCCTTTCCAGCCGCCGGACAACTCATCGAACACGCGGGCCGCAATCCGTTCGTCGTATTCCAGGGGGTATTCCGCCGCAACAGCCAAAAGCCGCCGCGCTATCGCCATCCCCCGGACGTACAGAAACCATGTGTGGTGCAAGATTCGTGGTTGAATCTTTCGCCATAAGCACTGCTTGTTTTTGTATCCGAACCCAAGCGGTGCCTGCATGGGCGGACCGGAATTCATCCGGCCCCAAAAATCTTCCGGCAGCGGCTCGACAAGCCGAACATCCCAGTCAATCCAGAGGGCCGCGTCGTTCGACTCTAACGCGGCGGCAATGCACTCGAATTTCTGCCGGGAGATATCCGACCCATAGTTGACCCAACCGCGTCGCCCAGTAGAGTCGCGGGAGGCGGCCCCCGAGTAATTGATAACCCCGTCCGAGAAGAGCATCGTGGACGGGATGCCTAGTTCAGCCAGGGTATCGTGGTTCGGCCGCCCGAAACTGCAAACCAGAAGCGGCGATTCGCGGTACTGCCAGTCGCGGGTTTCCTTAATCTCGTCAGCCAGGGAATGCCCATGCCGCTTCGGCCGGCGTTGCGTCGTTTCGTCGCCCCACAGGCCGCGGACAAATACGTTTCTCATACTTGTTACTCGCATCATTGCTCATGCTGTTCCCTTTGCTGACGCCGCCGCCTTGAGCGGATCGTACCTAGCAACAAACCCAGCCACGTCGTTCGACTGGATATCGGCAATTCGCGCCCGCACCACATCGTCTGGCCAGTCCCACCAGCGAATGCGAAGCAACGCCTCAACTACGTCTGGCGGGAACCGAATGTGGTGGACGCGGGCCGGCACGCCAACCGCAACGGCGTATGGCGGGATGTCCCGAGTCACGACGGCCGATGCACCAATGACTGCCCCGTCGCCGATGGTTACGTTGGGCATGAGGATGACGTTGTACCCAATCCACACGTCGTTTCCGACGGTGATATCCCCGCGCGGGTCAAGGCCGACAAGCTTAGATCGCAACTCTCTGTCGGAAGTCAGATACAGTGCGACGCCACCTGTACTGACAATATCCATACTGTGCTGGCCGCGAATGAAAAGTGTCCCGCCGCCAATCGAGCAAAACTTCCCGATAGTCACGGCCGACGCGGGCATACCATAGTCGTTAATCGTCGGCTTCCCGTAGGACCATTGGCCGATTTTGTATTTCGAGTATGCGGGATTTAGGTGCATCCAGGGTGGAAACATGGGGCGATTCCGTTATCAAGTATTCTGAGACTGAACGGCTATCACGTGCTCAACCCAAGCCTCGGGGTGTTTCGTCATGGGTGAAAACCCTTTGTCTAATACGGGCCGGAACACGGGAACGTCGGCCGGAAAACATAGCTTCTGCTCAAGGTACGGGAAGTAGAAGCCGGCACTTCGGTAGGCATCTGCGTTCGTCCACCCACCCAGCATGTTGTCAGTCACGAGCGACATAATCCACTGTTCATACCACTCTGGATGCTGGCGGGCGGCGGCAAGTAGTTGCTCGCAAATCGACAGGCCGCGAACGTAAATGGCTGCCGCCCAGCATACCGTCCGCTGCCCGTCACGACGCCACTTGCATATCTTCCGGTGATAGGTGCGAAGCCCAGTCTGAATTTCGCGGCCCGCTTCAAGTCGTTCCCAGAAGTCGGCCGGCAAAGGCTGAACCATGCCGATATCAAGATCCAGAAAGACGGCCTGGTCGTACCCGAGGCGTATTGTCTCTTGAAGGGCCAGAAACTTTGCGTTGAAAACATTGGTTCCATACGGCAAGAACCCACGCTCGCGTTCCGGGTGCCGTTCCGTCTGGCCAGTGAGGTTCAATACCGACTCTTCGCATAGCAGTTTGGCGTCCCATCCGGCCGCCCTGGCAATCTCCAGATTTTCGCGCCCCATTGCCCAGAAGACAAGCGGCTCCGGCTGCGGGAACTGGCGGGATAGCGATACCTCGCGGACAACTGCCTCGCGGCGGTCAACCAGGGAATCGCCGAACAGCAGCCGAACGAAGCATCCTCGCACGCCTCACCTCCCGCAGTTGCGAAAGACCTCGTTCTCTTTCGGAAACACTGCCCCATTCGCCACGTTGTAACACCACGGCTCGAATCCCATTTCCTTGTACTGCTCACTCCCAAGCCACTTGCCGCCCATTAGCTCATCAACCAGCAACCCGTAGAGTAGTTCGTCATTCAATTCAGGCCGCGTCTCCGCTAATTCAGCCAACCGGCATACCGTATCGTATCCGCGAACATAAACGAATCCGCCGTGGTGAAGCTTACGTGGTTCGGTGGCACGCCACGAGCATTGCTTGCGGTGCCGCTGGGTTAGTGCCGCTTGGAATGGCTGGCCACGTTGCAACTGTCCCCAGAAGTCGGCCGGCACGGGAACCATTGGCCGGATGTCCCAATCGAGCCAGACGATTTCCCTGACGCCCGGCTCCTCGAATGCCGCCACCATGCACTCAATCTTCTGCCGCCATATCGACGCCCCAAAGTTGAATGAGCCAACTGAATTTGGGTTGCGTTCTGTCGCCCCCGTGTAGTTGACTACCGCCTCGGCATTCAGTAGCTTCTCGCGGAACCCCAACGAATGCAGGAAGTCGGCGTTCGTCTGGCCGAAGGCAAATGCCAGCCGCGGCTCTGCCTTGTGCTCCCACGCGGCCGTGGCCCGAGCATCGTCCAACACCTTATATGGCCGCTGACCAGGGTATGCCAGCGTCACCGCGTCGCCCCAGAGCCCGCTAACAAACGCAGCAGCCCGCATAAAGCCCTATACCTTATCGTGATACCAGCAACGTCCTAACACCTGAAATTGCAGACCCGTTTCCGCAAACCACTGATTCACGGCCAGACCAACCGAAATATGCCCCCTCGTCCCGTAGTCGTGCCCCGCGAATATCCCGCCCGGCCGCACCTTCGGCCAGTACGCCCGCATATCGGCATCCACGGATTGCTGGCGGTGGTCTCCGTCGATGAAAACGAAAGACAGCAGGCCGTCGGGTATGATAGTGGCGGCCTCGACCGACGGCATTCGGATTACAACCCGGCGGGTACTGGCAAACTCCGTATTCCGAACTGCCGTCTCATACCACTTCTGCTGCTCCCGAAGCAACCCATCGACATCCTTGAGCAGTTCGGCCCATGCCCCTTTCCTTGGAAGGCTTTGGAGATAGTCCGCGTTCCCCGACCAAGGATCAATCATCAGGAGGTGCAAATCCGGAAAGGCTTTCAGCATCTCCGCCGAATTTTCGCCGCTGGCCACGCCGATTTCCGCCGCCCAGAGCGTGCCGCGTACTGACTCGCGGCACCTGGCAATTGCGTTTCGGCAAAAGTCATGATGATATCGCTTCATATATTACCTGGTCCTTCCCGTGTTACTTGCTTCCCCGCTTCCCAATCTTAACGAGCCCGGTCTTCCGCCAGTGGGTCAGGAAAAGCGTTTCCTCAGGCGGGTATATCTGCCGGCCCGCCCGCCGCCCGAGCGAATGACAATAGGGTTCGTACCCTTGTTCCTTGTACGCCGCCGAACCCAGCCACGTCCCCCCCATAAGTTCATCGGTGAGGCGTGCCAGCACCGTCAAGTCCCATTCACCTGGATGCTCTTCGTAGAGGCGCAACAGCCGGTCTATGGCATTCGTGCCGCGAAAGTACATCCAATTTCCGCCCGGCGTTTTACGCGGCTCATTGTCGAGCCCTCGCCAGCCCGCCCGCTTGCGGAAATTTTGCTGTAGCGTGCATTGGAATTCCGCACCGGCAGCCATGCGGCCCCAGAAGTCTTTCGGCAATGGTCCCGTTAGAACCGTATCCAAGTCCATCCACACGACGGCTGGATAATGCCGCAATGCCTCGCGGATCGCGGGATACTTGTGCCGCCACATTGAACTGCCGTACCGCGTGATATACTCCGGGTCCGCATTCTCTTCTGCCGTGGCGTTCGCGAAGACCCGGAACGGCAGTTCATCCAAGAGTTCCGCGTCGCAACCATGCTGCTTCAGCCACTTGTAATTTTCCCACCCGTAGGCATACCAGGCCGTCGGGGCCGGTTGGTGCGGCTGCTCCAGGCACCACGTTACCTCGTCTAGCACTTGCTGAAAAATGGGGATAAGGCGGTCGCCCCAGAGGGCCCGGACAAAACAGCCGCGATGATCGCCATTGCTTCTGTTACCGCCCGTTCCGCCGTTACCAACCGTGCCTCTACTATCACTCATATCGCCGCCGCTCGCGTTTCTCTGGCCAGAAACAGCCACCAATTGAACTTCTCTTGCAGTCGCACCGCCGGCTCATACCACTCCGCCAATTGCCTTATGATAACGTTCGTCCACGACTTCCGCAAATCAGGAAACTGCCAGGTAGTGGTACACTTTGCCGGGGAATTCCCAAGTGTCAAGGGAAATCGTGGAGGAGTACCGCTAGCAGGGGTTACTGAAGGACTTCGTAACTTTTCTGCTTGACGACTCCATCGCTGAAAGTGACTTCGATCATGCACCGGCTGGTCACCCACTTCACGCTCTTCATGGACGTTGGATTTGGTTTCCGCAGGACAGATTCTTGAAACGCTTGGCTCCATTCCTTGATCGGCACTAGACCTGTCTCTGGTTGTCGCTTCGGCAAGGTCAACTCCACAAACGCCTGCCCATGCCCCAGAATGGTTGTCACATCCTGTTCACTCATTCCCTCGTGGATCTTGTCATAATTGGCCTTAGTCACGCGGGATGGTTGCTGTTTCGGTTTGCTTCCGAAAAACACAAGGTAACCAACCCAACATAGGCAGAGCAGAACGACCACGTTTGCCCCGATGAGCGACCAGCAGACCCACGGCGGCCAGCCCTTGCGTCCCGCTGAGGGCGGTAACGTCTGATCTTTCAGAAAGTCCAGTTCGTTGGCGTTCGTGGCGTCAGTCTCCGGAGGAAGAATCCGTGGATGCAGGGAGACTATTTGCTTGGTTGGCAGGTGCGAAAGTAGAAACTGACGGTTGTGGAACAACAGCCGTGGGCTGACTTTGTTGACTTAACCACCACTGCACGAATGGAGAAAGGACCGCTACAATAACAGCAACTGCGGCAACCATCAAGGTACGATGCCCCTGTCGAACATGCCAGCTCTCACGTTTCTCCTCCCAAGCTTGTCGGCCATTCTCTTGCTTTTCTTCCCATTGGCGACGGTCAATTTCTTGGTCTTTTTGCCATCGCCGATTTTCTTCTAGCGATATCATTTCAAGATGGTCCTTTGGACTTTGCCCATCGCAATGTTGAATGAACCCATGAGGACATTCCCAAGCCTGCATGAGCGAGTTACGGTGTCTTTCGGTTTCCTTTGTCTCTGGAAATCGGTGGGTACTCCCATAGCAATAGACGGGAAGTCTATCGACGCGATGTGCCGGTGGCGTCCTGATTTCATCCCGACGCTCTTCATTGATTTCCTGGTTGTTCACCCAACCGAGACGACCACAATCAATGCACGCCCGTGATTCCGCCATCGCACGCCCTCCCCTTGCTAGACCAAGCCGGAGGGCGTACAATGGCGGTAGCTTGATGCCAGTGTCGCCCCAGCGGCACAAGAAACGAGAAAGCGGCCGGTCCCCACCGGCCGCTTTCATTTTCTGTATTTTCCCACCCCTTGGCAAGGGGAATCATGCTGCTATCGCCTGTTGCCCGCCCATCACGCGGTCAAACAGGTTCTCGAAGCTCCAGAGGCTCTTGACCACGCCAGCGGCCATTGCGGCGGGCACCCGGGTCCGGCCCTCGTTCGCGTCCCTCGTGCGCCAGACGAAGTTGTAGAACGCCAGAAACATGGCGCAGGCCGCTTCCAGGTTCTCCAGCTTCTTGGAGAAGCCGAGGCAGAGCCGGGTGAATCGCTTCATGAGGGTTCGGATCGTCAGGTTGTGGCGCTCGACGTGGGACGTGCAAATCCCCCGCTCCTCATCCTCCCGTATCCCAAACACGCCGCGGCGCTCAGTGCCGACCATTTCCGGCGGGGCGTAGCGACCGGGCTGGTCCGCGTTGCGGTAGTCCTTCTTGATCGTCCCAAACTTGGCGTAGGGACCGAAAGCCAAGTCCACCGCCTCAGGGTAGGCCGCGAAGGCATCGCTGCTCAGCCGAGTGACGTAGACGTACCCGCCGGCCTTGTAGGCGTGGGGATCGCTCTGGTGAGGCTTGGGCATGACCAGCCGGCTTGCTAGGTCTTTCATGAGCCGCCGCGCGTTGTCGCCCGATCGCTTGCCTACCAGGAAGGAAGCCACCAGCTTCGTTTCGGCGTCCAAAGCAGTCCACAAGAAAATATCGCCGCGGTCGTGGCACTCGGCTTTCTCTTCGGCCGTGAGGCGGCCTTGCTTCTTCCAAACGAACGTCCAGATTTCGTCAACCTCAACGTGGTTGAGCGTCAGGCCGCGTAGCTGGCGGTCCATGAACGCCTTACAGACCATGCCGAAGCGGACCATGAGGTTCGTGATGGTCGTGCGGTGAATGCCCGTTAGGCGGGCCGTGCTGCGGAGCGTGTTGCCTTCAACCAGGTGGTGAAGGACTTCGATCTGCTTTTCGCGGGGGAGGATGTTGGACATGGCGAGATTCCCTTTCGTCGGGGCTCTCGCTAGAATGGGCTTGCTCGGGTCGCATTCTGGCGAAAGCCGGTCTGTGATTCGCCCCGGTCGAGACGCCAATCCCGGCCGGGGTTTTTCGTTCTGGTTGTCAAGCATCTATATTTATTGTAGTGCAATTATTCTGGGAGTCAAGAGGGAAAACAGGTTGACAGCCAGAATAATTGCACTACAATTCCGCTATGGGAAAGAAACGCGGAGCCCCGGTTAAACCCCCCGATGAGCGTAAGGGCCACGTTGTCCAAATCCGGCTCACGTCGGCCGAAAAGGCAGACTGCGAACAGGCGGCCCAGCTAGAGGGCGTGAAGATGTCCAAGTGGGCTCGGAATACGCTGATGCGGGGAGCCCAGCGGCGAATCGCACGGGGCTAGCGGAGAGAGGGGGTTACGATCCCGTCCGCGCAGAAGCGGACCCCTCCGGCAGGTTATAAGACTGCTGCGCCGCCAAGACGCGGGCCACTCTCCAGAACAAGGGAGACAGCGACCATCGCCACATTAGGTATGAGGGCGTTGACTTCATGCGATAAACTAGGTAACATTAAAAGCCAGCAAGGCAAGGCAGGTTTGGACCCCGCCCCGCCTGAGCGGTGGAGGCTCAGGCGACACCTCCGGTGGTCTTATTGGCTTTGCCACCGACAATGCTCTCCCTGCTGGGTGAATTGGCCCCGACATCCTCAGTTTTCCATGCCGTGGATGTCGCGGGCCATTTTCATTCTTTGGTCGCTCCTTCGTATTTGTAGTGCATCACTCCATCGACTTCCTTCTTGGAAAACTGCTTCTTGATGGCCGGTGACAGCACAACACCCCTAACCTGAAGGGGCGTCTTCTTGATCCGTTCTGCCACTACGTCAACCGGCAAATATTCCTCCCGGAAGGCAGCGATGACGGCATTTCGGATCTTCCCGGTTCCCGCACGAGGGGATGGCTTCTTGCCTTTCTGCCCCTGTCCATTTGTTGCCGGCGACCCCAGATCCTCCAGGTAGGTCGCAAGCTTCGTGAGGCTCGCCAATGCCTCGGCGTGCTTCGCGTCGATTGCTTGTCGCAACTTTTCGATGACCGGATTTGCCATACGTCCACTCCTCGCATCTAGCACCATGAGAGAAGTTTACCAATGTCGAATTTGATTGTCAACCACTCAAGTCAGTCCAAAGATTATTTTCTTCGGCCTGAAAACTTACGTAACAATTCCTGACCATCTCCCCCCGGCCATTTGTCTCAGACTGTGGGGGGTGGGGCTAAGAGTTGCTTTCACCCGGCGAATAGCTATGATGAGCAGATCGGCCGCATGGCCGAGAAAGGAAGGTGTAGCTTGGCGGAGTTTTTGACGGAGGCGCGCCTTGGGATCTGAGCCCGTCACCAAGGAAAGATATCAATTACCCGATGGTCTCGTTCGGGGAAATACTACAGGCTCGGTGAAAACCCGCACATTATGCCATCTGGGTCGCGCACACTTCCAACCTAGGCCGCTGGTTACACTGGCGGCCTAGGTTATTTCCTGGCGTTTTTTCTGCCAGTCCCCTCAAACTGTACCACTACCGCGGCGTCCGATGAATTGCCGGCTCCACTGCCACCCGGCGCAGCCGATATCCAGAATGCTGCCTGGCGTGTCCCATATCCGACGATGCACCCGCGCCCAGCGTGGGTTGCCTACCAAGGCCGTCAGGTTAGCCGTCGGGTTATCCATCGGGTTATCAGCCAAGTTATCAGCCAGGGGTTCCGGTGCCGCCTTGGCCGCTCCCGCTTCAATTTCCGCCGTCCGCAATTCCACCCTGCAATTCCTTTATCGCCTTGCGAACCGTCTGCTTATGCTCCGTCAACGTCACGAATAGCCGCTGCTCCGGTGCGTAGACTTGCCACCGCAGCCGCCGCAGCAGTATGTGGCAGTACAATTGAAATCCTTGCTTGACGTACTCTTCCGGCCCCTTCCAACCGCCCATCATCTGGTCAGCCAGGCGGGCAAGCACAACCATGTCCCACTCGCCGGGATGTTCGGCGTACAAGTCCAACATCGCTTGGATGGACTCGCGGCCACGAAAGTAGAGCATTGCCCCGAGCGGTATCTTTCGCTCATCGCACGTTCGCCACTTCGCCCGCTTCATGCCCATTTGCCCGAGGGTGCCTTGGAATGCGGCCCCGGCCGCCAGCCGAGTCCAGAAGTCGGCCGGCACGACCCCCGATGGGAACGTATCGAAGTCAAGCCACACAGCCGCCGGGTAGACGTGCAAGGCGTCCGCAATGGCCGGATACTTGTGCCGCCATAGGCTAGAGCCGCCGCGAACCAGACCGTCGTGGCTAATGCCGCTGCCGTCGTCGTGGCCGAAGTAGCAGAACGGTTCCGGCGAGAGCATGATGGGGTGGCAACCACAATCGCGAAGGACATCCCGGTTGGCTTCGCCGAAGACATACCAGAGCGTCGGTTCGGGCTGGTGGGGCCGCTCGACGCACCATTTTACTTCGTTGAGCACGGAAGCGAAGTTGGGGATGGTGGCGTCGCCGAAGAGACAGCGGACGAAGCAGCCCCCTTGCATGATGTATTCCTTTCGTTTGCCATCTCTACGAGAATATCCGCCAGCGATAGCCTCGGCTTCCAACCGATGAGTTCCCTTGCCCGCGTGATGTCCGGCACCCGCCGCGTCATATCCTCGAACCCTTCCCCGTAAGCTTCTGAGTACGAAACATGCACAATGCCGCCGTGCGGGTTGACGTAGAACGCCACCTCTTCCGCCAATTCGTTTATCGACACTTCCTCGTCAGTTCCGAGATTCACCACCCGCCCCACCGCGGCCCCGCAACCAGCAATGGCAATCAGTCCATCCACGATATCGTGGACAGAACAAAAACACCGCGTCTGGTTGCCGTCGCCGAACACCGTCATCGGCTGCCCCGCTTTGGCCTGGCTGACAAACCGCGGCACGACCATACCGTATCGCCCCGTCTGGCGCGGCCCAACGCAATTGAACAGCCGCACGATTCGCACTGGCAAGCCATACTGCCGATGATAGGCCAGTGCCAAAAACTCATCCGTCAGCTTGCTTGCGGCGTAGCCCCACCGCGCCCGCTCGGACGGCCCTAAGACGATATCGGCATCCTCGCGGAACGGCACGTCCGCCGACTTGCCGTAGACTTCCGACGTGCTCGTAAAGAGCACCGGCACGCGGTAGCGATTGCAGAGCCCGAACACCGTATCGCTGGTGTTGACGTTATTGCGGACGGTTGTGACACTTGCCTGCATGTACTGAAAGACGCCTACGGTAGCAGCCAAATGGAACACAAAATCAGCCTCGGCGATAATTGGCTCCATCATTAGTTTGTCGCCCGCGTCATGACAGTACATCCTCATACGACTGTCGCCGTTCAATAGGCAGCCGACATTCTCGTGCCGCCCCGTGCTGAAATCGTCCACGCCGACGACATCACGCTCATCGGCAATCAGCCGCTCGCACAACCAAGAGCCAATGAAGCCCACCGCGCCCGTTACTACAATTCGCATGATATTCCTTCACGTTTGTTATCTTCCCCTGTTCATAAACACCACCTCTTCCGCGTCCCACACCTTATTGTGCTTGTCCCCTACGTCATAGCAATATGGCACGAACCCCATTTCCCGATACGTGTCCAGCCCGAGCCACCGGCCGCCCATCATCTCGTCAACCAGCCGGCCGATGGCGTGCTCCTCCGTCTCCGTTGGGCGTTCGGCCACGAGGGTTTGCAGCCGCCGCACGGTTTCGCGTCCACGTATGTACACGAACGCCCCATGATGCTGAACCCGCATTCCCGCCTCGTCACCCGTCCGCCACTTCGCCGAGCGGGCCCGGAGCGTTCGCACGGCCGCCTGGAGCGGCTGGTCCCATGCTAGTTTTTCCCATAGGTCCGGCGGCTCGGGAGCGACGGGTTCCACGTCCCAGTCGAGCCAGACGACATCGGGATAGGTTTTCAGGGCGTCGGCAATCGCGTCAATCTTGTACTTGAACGGGTTGACGCCCCAGTGGACTTGCCCGTGCTTTTTGACGTTCCGGTCGTCGCCGCTGAAGCAGCCAGGGAGGTACTCGTCAGACAGCATGACCGACCGCACGCCCAACTTCTCCAGGAATCGCTGGTTGGCCACGCCGAAGCTGTAGACGGCCACGGGAGAGGTAAGGCGGTTCGGCCACTGGAGAGCGGCCCGCACATCCATGCGGGTCTTGCACGGGCGCGGGCGCGTGCCCGGGTGGGCTTGCGTGTACTCGTCACCCCAGAGGGCGCGGACGAAACAGCCGGTCATTCCGTATCCGCCTCCTTGCTTTCGATGCCTTCGGTGAGCGGGGCGTCGGACCAACCTTGCTTGATGGACTTGCGGATGTCGGATGAGTCCGGCGAGAACGTGCCACGGTTGTTGGTGGACTTGATTTGAGTGGGTCTAAAGGCAATATAGATATCTCCCCGTGTCTCGGATCCGAATGTATCTAGGGTGTTACGGGCAATGATCCCATCATACTTTGTACCAAACTTCTTCATTGCGTTGGCATAATTCCATTTAGCATAGGCGATGCCTTTACTGTCCATCCAATCAAGAATATGCTGCGTATCAGTTTCGCCCTTTACTCCATCTTGTTCCAGTTCCTTTCGTAAAGAATAAGGAAACCTGCGGTAGTCCCCTGAACGGACAAACATTGAATCTCGTTCAGCAGTCTCCTTATTCCAGACAGGAACTTCTGTTACGTCTAATACATTATCCATTCGCAGATAGAATGACTGGATATTTGGCCCATAACTGCCAGCTATAGTCTCATCATTGGCAAAAAACCACGGCTTCAATCCATTCGGCATCGGTGGTTCACGATTCTTACTCGCATCGAATTCATTGAACGATTCACCTCGATTCCCATGATACACGACCAGCGGCTCGCCATTCTCATCGACTACTTTGCTCTGTCCAAACCATTTGGTAAATGCCTGCGCCTTCTCCTCACTGCCGAACCGCTGCCGCGCCCACGCCTCGACCTTCGGGTTCACCTCGCCCGTCGCGCCCCCCGGCCCACTCCCCCCGACTTCTCCCGGCCGCCCCGCGTGTCCAAAGTTGCCGCTCCCCGGGCCGCCCTTGCCTAACACTTCCGCAAATCGCTTCGACGTATCTGATGAAACATTATCCTCATCCTCCTCATCGTCGGGATCATCTTGCGTCTCCGGCGTATCCCACCATTCCGCCGCAAGCGTCTCATCGTCATCCCACTGGTTGCCGCCACCGACGCCGACATAATGGACGGAATCCGCCCACGCTTCGAGTCTGCTGTAGTCTTCTTGTGCGCTCATATCCCCAGCTTCGCCTTCCACGGTGAAAAGACCTCGGGCGGCACATAGCTTGCCAACGCCACGGCCCGCGTGTTTCCTAGCTTGGCCGCCACTGCATCGCCTATCGCGTTGCGGAACTTTTTGAATTCCGCCTGGCTCTTCGGGGACGACATGCCCTTCATTGTTTGCAGTGCTACGTCCGCCGCCTTGATCGTCCGTAAGTCTTTTGGTTTGAATTTGCCGTCGATTGAGTGCATGTAATCCCTTACCCGCGTGTCGTCAGTGTCAAACAGCTTCCCGCCTTTTTCCATTCGACTTCTGAGCACCTCGACAAGCTCCTTGTCTTTGACTTCCAGCCGGATATCAACACCCTTCTTGCCAGTGAATGCGAGCGTTACCTTGTCGCCGGCGATCTTGACGTGCTCTGCCCGCAATGTCGATGCCCCATAAGCTTGCTTCTCAGCTTTCGTATCCCGTTCCGAGCCAATGCGAATCCCTGTCTTCCGCATGAGAAGCAATACGGCCGCCTCGTCTTTCGTGGATGCATCGCGGCGAATGCTTTTGTCGATGGCCGGAAGCTCTTTAATAAGCCGCTTCACACGCCCAAACTTTTCGGCAGCCGCCCGCTCGGAATGCGCCGCCGAATAGACATACTGGGTGCGGCTCTTGGCGTCTTTGCCCGTGGCCTGTAAAGCGTTTTTGGGATCGGCGCTCATTTTCAAGTCCGTCCACGCGGGCGGCAGACGCAGCGCCTTCGCTCGTGCCGTGAGTTCCTTGCTCACTTTGCCATCGCTGTGCCGAACTGTGCCGTTGCTGTCGCGAGTGACGGCGTGATACGAACCGCCGCCAGACCACTTGCCGTCGGGGTCACGCGGCTGGTCCGGGTCGAACTTGAGCCATCTTGCCGCCTCTCTTATCGCCTTGTACGCCTCGATATGCTGGGCGGCCGTCTCACCCTCAAGGATCGGCTCTATGCTCATCGTGCAACGACAATTACATCGACTAGCTGCCGGCAAGTCCGGGTGCGCCGGATACGGCACCTCGACCCCATCGACGTTGAATAGTCCGGCCGCACCCTCCACAACCGTACCGTCCATATCCTCGTGCTGCGGACGCACCTTGTCGTCGCCGATGGTAATCCATGTTTTCGCAATCCGCACGCCCGCGGCTTCCGCTTCCTCGGCTTCGGTAAGCGCGCCTGCGGCGTAAGCCCCCGAAACTTCCGTCGTTGCAATCCGCCTCGCACGCACTTTATCCGAGTCAATGTCCCCCTGGATGTCATCGGCGATCTGCTTGAGCGTCTTACCCTCTTCGATGCCCTCCTGGATGCTCCACTTCATGGATTCCAGCCCCGTTTGCGTCACGTCCTTCCAATAAGGCTTGGATATGATTTCGGCAGAGTGAGCGAAGACGCGGCGGGTGACGGACGGCGGAAGCTCGAATGAGAGAATTTCGGCTTCCTCGGCGTCGGTGAGCGGGGCATCGGACCAACCTTGCTTAGTAAATTTACGGGCATCAACTCTACTGGTCTTTTTGTTGTCTTTACTTTGTTCCTCGACAGCCCATTCACGTGCAGCACGAACATCATCAAAGCGAATACGACCTACAACCTGACCACGGCCTTGCCGAAGTCCCGTACCCTCTTGGTCAAATGTTCGGAATGTATCGCCGGGTTCAATCCTAATTTCGACAAGCTCAACGTCTGGTTCATTCATCCAGTCAATCGCAGCTAGTTCATTGAGGTTATCAAATACAAAAACTCCACCAATAACCTCGCCGTTGCTTGTCTCGGACTGTTGACCGTGTAAATTGGCACCTTGCGGTTGAATCCGATATACCGTATCGGGCTTTCTTCCTCCATGTGGCCACGACACTCTAGAAGTGCCACCACCTTCCCCCGCCGCGCTTCCACCTACCATTCCTGGCCTGCCAGCATGGCCGAAATTCCCCGAGCCAGGACCACCCTTCCCCCACACCCCCGCCGCCTGCCTCCTGCGCCGCCCCACCTGCGCCGCCTTCGCCGCCAAATACCCCCTCGCCACCGTCTTGACCACCGCCACGCCAACCGTATCCCGCAGCAGCTTCTCCCAATCCTTTGTTTTCAGAACGTCCGCCTCAATCTTGTCCGCCGTGTTCGTACCGGGGCTGTCGTCGTGAATCCGCCGCAAATCAGCCGCCACGGCCCGCCGCTGGGCCTGACAAAAGAGATATGCCGCATCGTAGACTTCGCGTGCCGCCTCGCGTTCAGCTTTCGTCCAGAGGGCAATCGAGGCGTCGCGAAGCCAAGACTTGCGGGCGATAAGAGATTCGCGATTAGACATTGCGTTCACGCCTGCATTCACGTCTGTGCCTGCGCTCGCATCCACTCGATCTCTCCGCGGAAGACCTCATACACTTTGCAAGCATCTTCCCAAGTGGGTGCTAAGAACGTCGCAAACTTTATCACACATTCGGCGTCTACTGTTCCGTCGCCAAACACCACAGGCCCTTCGCCTTGCCGAAGCGTGTTGGGAGTATAAGGTGTCGGTCCCCAGATAGAAAAGACAGAAAATGTTTGCGGCGTCATCCCTCGGCACCTTCCGGTTGCGGCTTCGCGGGCGGGCGAGAATGCGTCTCTTCATCATCCTCCTCTTCCTCTTCCTCTTCATCGTCGATGATATCCCTTGCTGGCGTAGTGCCAAATACAATCTCATCCAATACAGCAGAGAACCGACTCACGTTACACCTCCTCCAGTTGAATGAGGATATGGCCCGTGCCTTGAACTGTCTGCCAACCGACAAGTACGCTTTTCTGAACCCCAGCTACACGAAACTTGGCACCGGGTTTCATCAGCAATTCCTGTTCGCTCGGCACCGTACTAATAGGTGATAGATACACGCCATTCTTTGGGCGTATTTCAAACATTACAGCCTTCCATCGTTCACCGGCGTAGAGACTGCGAGATAGCTCTGGGTCAAGCGAAGTCGCAGTAAACCCTTTCATAGTGACAGGCTCACCACTGGCCGCCGACTTCTCGAATTGTTTGACCAATTCATCCCTAGCTCGTGTCGATTTCAGTGTAATCCCGCGATAGGCAACGGTACCCTCAGCAACCGGTCTTGCCTCTTCAATACCTTTGACGATGCGATTATGGAGAGACTGGAGTTTCGCCGGCATCGGCTTGTCGGACCACAACGCCCGGTTTATTTTTGAGAACTGGGTATCTGCGCTAGTCCACCACTTCAACGCTTCCTTAGAATCATCAGATATCTTGGATGTACTTGATGTCAGCGCATTAATCGGCAGAGTTTTGGGATTAAATTCCCGTTTGATAGAAGGATCAGCAAACGGGCGCGATGAACGCGATGTATCACCCATTCTGCCGCCACTTCCACCACCACTACCTTCGCCTCCCGCCCACTGTCCGCCCTCGGGGCTTCCCGCCGGTTCGCGCGGCTGATTGGAGTCGAACTTCACTTGACGGATAGCAGACTTACTGCTTTCTTCTGCTGCCTCAATGTTACCAGTATCATTCCCTGCCCCGCTCCCTTCCCCACCTGGTTTCGGCGGCAGCAGCTTACCACGCGGCTTGCCGTCTTCATCCTCATCCCCCGGCTTCTCCCCCAGCTTCGGCGGCCCGCCGGGCGTCTGACCAGGGAAACCGACTCCGAACGGATTGGGCGGCGGGGCTGGTGAACTGCTTACCGTCTCTTCCCCATCGTCCGTTGGCGGCAGACCAAGGATTTGTGCCCGCCACTCGTTTTTCGTCACCAATCCTTTGCCGCTTTCCGTCTTCAAGCGGCTTGCCTCTGTCATTTGCCGCAACTTCAATTCCGGATCGTCTGCCTCTAGCATCTCCAGCCAGAAGAAAACGTCCTTCTTGCCGATGTGCTGCGTCATTTTTTGACCGATCATTTCGGCGATCGGATTGCAGACGCCGCGCAGGAAGATGCTATCAGCCACGGCGGCTTGGGCCCGATTCACACCGGCAATCTCGCCGGCCACGATCGGGTTGACGCCATAGGACTGAAAAATGCGACTCTTGACCGCGTTGCCCGAGTTGAGGAAGTCGAGTTCCGCCGGGGCGTAGGTAACTCTATCTACACCCTCAATCATGCCGTCGATGATGAGCGGCATTCGGAAATTGACGACCCCCTGGTGAGTCACACGAATGGTGTCATAAAGCTCGCGGCGTTGTTCTGTTGTAAGTACAGGCCGCGGCCCTTCGCCGATGCCGGTCATTGATGGCAACCTGCCAACTCGAAATACCAAGCCAGGAATCACATCATTCTTCATCGCCCGATGCTGGGCAACCTGAATTTCCTCGTCAACCGCTATGGCCGGGGCCTGCGCTTGCATCGGGGAAACGGTACCAAGTGGGTTGGCGGGGTCGATGAGCGGAAACCGCACAATCTCAGAAGCGTCCACTTCCACCTTGACCCCAAACTGGCCGGGCGGCTGAATGACGTAGCTCTCGAAAAGCGTCTTGCCGTGCTTGGGCGTCACCCAATCGCTTGGCAGAGGCCAGATTTGCATCCGGTCCTCACCGTCTCCAGTGTCATCGGTAATCCACCAATAGGCCAACCCCGTGATTTCCAGCCCGGCCACGGTGAAGAACAGCAAGTCCCATGATGTCATGATTGGGTTGGGATTTTGCACCGCGTCTAAGAGCGGGTGCGTCTCGATTACCTCGATGTCCGAATCAATCGACTTGACGAATTCCGGGGCCTTGAGTCGCGTATGGAAGGGGATCTTGCGGCCGGGCGGCCGGTCCCACGCCCAGGTGGATATCTCGGCCGCCGCCTCGGCTTTGCGCCCCATCTTCACCTTCTGGCCAGCAAGACGGCGGGCGATGCAATTGATTGCGGTGTACGACCAGCCGCAGTAGTGCCTGAACTGCTCAGACTGGCGGGCCAGCGTCGTACCATAGGCCAATTCCATGAAGCTTGGATATCCGCCAGTCATGACGGACATGGGCGACGATGAAGATGATGCCTTGGATAAAACTAGGCTGCGCCCCACGGCCTCGCGGCGGGCGCGGTGGGCCTTAATCGACGCGGTAAGAACCGATGCCATTTGACGCTCCTCGTGTGCCCTCGGCTACCGCCCTTTTGGCTGTTTCTACGGCCTGCATTCGCTCAAGCCACGACTGTTGTGTGTCGATCATTCGGCTGGCCGCCTCGACATCGGCGTTGAGTAATTCTTTCTCTTCTTCCAGCCGGCGGATAGTCTTTTCAAGGTCCGCATTGTCATCGTGCAAGCCCTCGATGGTCGCCTGTTGGCGTTCGCTCTCTTGTTTCCATTCGTCGCGCTCGTGTATCGCCGCGGCCAGGCAATCCATGAGCCGGCTGTTTTCGGCGTTCGCCGCGACGATTGCCAGCTTCAGTTTGTTGTTTTTGCGACGGGTGCGGGCTGGCTTGCGGCCGATAAGGTTTCCCCATTGATTGCCGAGCCAGCCCGCTAGTCCCATCGCATCGCCCTCGATTGTCGCTGGACGCTCTGTCTCTTAATGTGGCGATCCTGTGCCGCCACACGCCGCCATACCGCCATACCCAACCATCCTAGATCCCTGCTACCCAGCTGGGTCTTCCGTATGAAATTCAAACGGCTGCGACACGTCATCCCACACCAGCATTTTCAGCGTCACCACCGCCCTGTACCGATGGCTGCCAGTAGGAAAGCAACTTGCCGGCAGCGTCAGTTTCAAGTTGTACCCGGTTGTATCTTTCGTCCAGATATCATCAGTCTGGAGTGTGTCGTACACGCAATCGTCGGGGGATATTGAATCGGAGCCGGTCTGGGCCGATCCTGCGTCCAAGTCGTACACCACGTAATCGACGCTACTCAAATCGGCCTGCGTCAGATATGTGCCGTCCTCGACGCGGCACCGTGCCAAGCATACCGCCGGGTTGCCCTTCCAAATGTCGGTCGATTGCAAAACAGCTTCCGTTGGCATCCCTATTCGACCTTTCCAGCCGCCCTATTGCTTATGATTGGTAGCCTACCACTTTGGGGTATGGGTAGTCAACACTAAACGCGGTCGCACTAAACGGCCGCACTAAACAGCCACATCCATTTCAACGGCCCCAGGAATGAACACGTCCATCTCGTCGGGCCCCGGCAGGAAGATATCCAATTCGTCCCACACAGCGGGCCCCGCCGCCGTATAGGGGCCGTAGCAGCCTATCATCCATTGTCCGTCTGCCCCATCCTGGTCGTAGAGCCGCACGTGGTCCGGCCAGGTGGCATGGTAGCTCAGAATATCGTTGTACGGCGAGCCCAAATCAAGCCCCGCCCCAATGCACGGGCTTGCTGCTGCCAAGCGGTAGTCTTGGGTCGCGGTATCCACGAATTCAGGCACCCCAGCCGTGCTGTGGGCGTCCTGCCCCGTTCCGGCGGCCCATGCGGCGAGCGTATTGTAGAACACGGGCTTACGGTAATAGACGCTCGTTACGTCGGGCGTGTAGATACGATTATAGTCAGACGTTAGAATCCGATTTGGGTTATTCTGCTGGATAACGCCGTTGCTGGTGGCTTGCGCCGTCCAGCAAATGTTGTTTTTGAAGATTGTATACTGCCCAGCCTCCGATCCGGTCGCGTCCATGTAGAGACAATAGTTGACCCATCGCGTAAAGGTGTTGTTGTAGATGGTGCATGAGCATAGCTCCCCGACTGCGACGGATCGGTCGGCGTGATCCACCAGGTTTCCGTAGGCGGTTATAACCTGACCAGTCAGAAACAGACCGATGTTGCTGAGCGTGTAGCCTGAAATCGAGTTATAGCGGATGGTGCTCGTGCCGCTGAAAATCCGAATGCCGTTGTGAGCGTTGGTGATTTTGTTCTTCTCGACAATGTTCGTACCGGCGTTCGTACCGAGATTGATCCCGTGGTGATTTCTATCGACCACGGAATTCATGTCGATTGTGTTGCCATGAATCCAGACGTTGCTCAGCGTACCCGTGGTCTTTAGGTGGACGGCAATGCAAGCGTTGATCCCGATGTGATCGACTACGATGCCCGGGCCGATTTCCACATCGTTACTCGTCTCTCCGTCGTCGGGCAAAACGTAGATGGCGTAGTTGTAGCAGTCCTGAAAGTTACAGTCGTAAACGTGGAAGTCGTCAATTGCCGTGCCGTGGACTACGCTGCGAACGCAACCGCTGCCGTCGGTAATGGCGTACACTTTGATCGCGGTCGATTGCGTGCCGTCTGCCGCGGCCTTGAAGGCGATCCCGTCACCATGCGTCGAGTTGGTCAGATCGCCGTCGATGTCGTGGACGGCCACGCCGTGAACGGTCGCCCCGGTCACGCCACGCATGACGATGCCGAACCCATAACAGCCCCAGACCTCGCAATCGGCGACTTCCACGTCCGAGCAGCCGTCGTCAATGACGATGCCCCCGCCGTCGTCTGTCGCGTCCGCGGCGTTGGGCGTCTGGCCGCCGTAGATTTCCACGTCGTGAACCTTGACGTGCGAGCGGCCGCGGGCGTAGATCGCATAGGTCCGCTTGCCGGCCTCCAGGGTGGTGAATGCCGTTGCGGGGTTGCTGGTCGAGTAGAGGTAGAGCACGCCAGCGTCCCAAAACCATTCACTCGCCGCGTTGACGGCTGCCTGGGTCGAACAGCGGACGCCCATCGCCCCGTCCACAATCACCACGCGGCACGTGTCGGCCCATGTTCGGCTCCATACGTTCGAGCCGAGGTCCGTCCAATCTCCGGCCACGCCGAGGGCGGAGTCGCAGGCAGTAATCTTCGGGTCGTCACCGGTCCCGTACCGCGTCACTGACGCCGGCCGCTTCGCCGTGCCGCTACGCGGAACCATGATTCCTTCCCGCGTGGTCGTGCCGGCCTTGAGGTGGATTGTCCGCCACGAATAGCGGTCGTGCAGGTAGTTGACCGTTTTGGCGGGCGTCGATTCCGTAATGCCGTCGTTCGCGTCGCTGCCTGAAACCGGGTCGAGGTATACGTCTTCAACGGCGGTGAGTGCGGCCGTCGAGCTACTGGATGAAGTAGAGGAACTGCTGCTCGACCAGGATAAAACAACCGTGCTGGATGAGGAAGTTGAGGATGATGTGGATGAGGATGATGGAGTTGAGGAAGTTGAAGATGAGGAAGATGAACTAGAGCGGCTGATTAGTGCCGTGCTGGTGCTAGACGATGATTCGTCGCCGCCGCCACCACCAGAGGTTGCACTGCTGCTTGAAACGGAAGCCGAGGAAGAGGATCCGGAAGTTGAGGAAGAGGATTCTGAAGCAGAGGAAGCCGAAGCCGATGATGCCGAGGTGGAAGAAGAAGACTCTGATTGCGAAGATGCCGATTGCGAGGAGACGGATTGAGACGAGGCAGACGTAGAAGAAGAAGATGTAGAGGAAGACGATTCCGAGGCCGAAGATGCCGAAGCCGATGACGCCGAAGTGGACGATGAGGATTCCGACTGCGAAGACGCCGAAAGCGACGATGTAGACAGCGACGTGCTTGACGACGATTCGCTCTTGCTGGATGAGGAGGAGGATTCCGAAGACGCGGACTTGCTTGAAGAACTAGACGAAGCAGACGATGCCGAAGTGGATGACGACGACCCCGATGATGCCGATTTGCTTGATGAACTCGACGAAGCCGACGTTGAAGACGAAGACGATTGGCTTGAACTGGATACGCTGCTTGAACTGGACCGCGATATTTCAACTGTTGAACTGCTATGCGATGTTGTGCTCGCCGACGATGGCGTGCTCCAGCTTGTGTATGTCCGAGAACTTGTCGAACTGCTTGACCACGATGCCAGCGCTGTCGATGTACTCGACGAACTTGACCGCGATACAAGTACAGTGCTGCTACTCGATGAGGTGCTCGATGAACGCGATACCTGTACGGTGCTGGAAGATGTTGAAGAAGACCATGACGCTAATTCCGTCGATGAGCTACTCGTGCTGCTCCACCACTCAGGCTCCGCGGGCTCAACGCCATCCCATGTAACAAAGTTAGCGTAATCCGAAATGTTGTCGAACTGAGTGTCGAACCAGTCCGGCGATCGGACTGCACCCACGGTGACCCGTGGCTCGGAAGTCGGCCCGTGGACATCGGAAGCCGTGTCGGTCGCACTGATCGCGCCAAGACCCATCGGATCGGACGCCGTAGCATCTAATGCGGCAGTCCCCGTGGTAGGCACCGTACCGCCGCTCTTGTCGGATCGGGCCGTGACGTTGTTGGCGCCGGACTGGAAATTCACCGCCAGCCGGTGCCACTCTCCGGGAGGACAGGTCACTCCGGTCACGTTGCCGCCGTCCACGGTGTTTGCTTCGCGCACCAGTCGGACGCGAATCTTGTTGCCGTCGTTCTGCGCGACGCCGAGATAGATCGACCCCTTGGTTGCCGTATAGATTCCCAAAAAGCATACGGTGGTTGGCCCCACGTCGGCCCACTGGCCCCATACTTCCATCGAAACCGCCGTAGCGCCTGCAAGGTTCAACGAATCAAAAGAGGGATGAACCGTTGCCGGGATCGTCGCATCGCCCACAATGACCGCCGGAATCGGCTGGGAGTAATCCGGCCGGCAAGTGAATAGCCAGCTCGTCCCGGCGGATCGCACCGTCACATCGACGTTGTTCCCCGTCGAATCGAGGAACTGCGATCCAACGTCCGCGGTGAGTGAGTAGCTGCAATGAACTACGGACGAATACGCCGCCCCGGTTGCGCCCCAAACGGCCGCCGCGTCCGATCCATCCGTCGCGTCTGCCTTTCCCCAGTGGATGTAGGCGGTGAAGTCAGTACCGTTCTGAATTCCATCCGCCTGAAACCAACAGTGCTCCCATCGCTCGCGGAAGCCCGGATAAACCCTGATACCATTTGGCCCCCAGTTGTTGTAGGTGACGAATGGGCCGTTTCCAACCCAGACGAGGCGGCCCCGCTTGCCGGCAGCCCCCTGCGCCATCTTGAGCCGGATGTTGTCCCGCGTGCCGCCCGCGGTAACGTCGAGCGTCTTCGACCAAGTGCCGCCGGCCTTCTGCCACTTCTGGATCTGGTGTACGTCGCTTCCGTCCGCGACGCACAGATACGCGGTCGTCACGTCGCCATCCTCGAAACACCCGCCACCGCCGTAGCCCGTATTGCCAGGATCCCAGGGCCCGCCGGTATCTACGATTGCCTCGGTAGACCACGACGAGCCATCCCACTCCCCGTGCATCATCCAGTAGTGGTCGGTGTCTCCGTTGGGCCGCTTGAGAAACAGGACGTGAACGTGCCCGTCGTCCGTCAGGACCGGATCGGCTCCGGCAATCGAGCTCGTATCGTCCGGGGTCGCCGCGGTGCCGTCCCATATCTTGGAGCACGCCGCCAAGTTGGCAACGTCGATGGGCAGCCCTCCGGCGATTTCCGTACCGTCCGAATTCCGGTAGGTCCCGTCGTAATAAAAATGGTAGAGCGCAGTCGGAGGATAGCTGCCTGTGGCAACGAAGTCGATCCGCGTGCCCGCCGCGTTCATGCGCGGCTGCAAATACCCAAAGTCGTTCCCTGAGTACAAAAACAGTTGCTCGGCAGACCACGTTGCACCGCCGTCGTCCGAATCGACGTAGGCCCACTTGTTATCTCCCGTGCCGCCGGGCTGAGTCCGATAGAACAGACGCACCCGCCCAACGCCCGTTCCTTCATTGGTCAGCCGGTAAGCGTAGGGATACGTGTAGGTGCTGCTTGCGGCACCGGGGGTCATCGTCGATGCCGCCCCCCACGTCGTCACATCTTCGGCATTGGTGCTGATAGCCCAACTGATAACCGTGTCGGGATGCGAGGCCCCGAAGGCAATCAGTTTCCCGTCCGACCGGAAGCACAGACTGCCGCTGTCGTGGTCGTCTCGTTCTCCCCGGTTGATCGGAGAGCCGGTGTCTACTTTGCCCGTGTCGTAGTCGTAGCTGTAGACCCGCTGCACGCCGGCAGTGTCCACGGTGGTAGCGTACAGCCGCTCGGCCGTGCCGTTGCGGTAGTAGGGCACCGGCGTCATGCCGTCGAAACAGAGAAACTGGCCGTCGGGAACGATCTGGTAGGGCAGTACGGTCGTGCCATCAACTGCCGTGATCCGGATATCGGCCCCACTGAGCATAGGGCCATCATCGCCCGTCATTGCTGGATTGCTTCCAAGTCTCAAGTAAAGAGGAAACTTGGAGTGCGGACCACCGATGATTTTAGAACCATCAATGGTGAACTTCTGACAGAAAGAATATCCAGCAAGCGGTACCATAATGCACTAATCTTTGGCGTTATTTACTCAAGCGTCGGCCGGGAAAAACGGAACGCGGTAAAGAGTGGCGGGTTGTCGCGCGTCCCTGTTCGTGGTAATCGCCATACGTTCGGTCACCTCGATTCTTTTGCTGGAGTTATCGGGATTGGAACCCCGGCCGACGCCTGTAGGGTTGCTACCAACCGATCTCACACGGGCGGTATGGCGAGCAAGGCCGAGAGCGTGTCGGCCAGTTGCTTCGCGTACTTCAGCGCGATGGGTTTGACAATCTCGCCAGCCGGATTACCACTCGTAGCTTGGCTGAGCAATCCCTGAAGCATGACAATCGTGCCCTCAGCCTTTTCCTTGAACAGAACCCATTCTTTCGACTCAGGCATCGTACTTCTCTCCTTGTGAAACAGGGTTATGACTTCGGAAATCCCGCGTGGGCCAACTCGAACACGCTAACTCTCGGCTCATTCCTGAGGTTGTAGATCCAGAAGCCCTCGCCCATGACGACAGCTTCACGCAAGCCAGCCAGAAACACTCTCATACGGTATCCTGGGTTGTAGTTTTCGGGCGTAGTTACTACTTCCACTTCGCCGTGTCCTTCACTCACCAGACGGTCTACAACCGCTTTCAACTCTACAAGGGTCATCCCGCCGTCTCCAGATGCCGTTAAATCAGTCTGCGGATCGGACCGCGGTGTCAGCATCTAACACGGGTAGTTTCTTCAGCCGAGGAACTACCCCGGCCTTCTTCGCGACCGGCGGTCCGTACCGTTTGGCGAGCCACGCCCGCATGGCGGCCGGCGTCGTGTTCCCATGCCCGCCCATACCGTGCCACGTCTCATGGTAAAGCAACGAGGTGAAGAACTGGCGCCTCTGGACGGCATTCAGACTCATCCAGTAGGTCACGTTGGACTTCCATGTCGAGATCGTGATCGTGATGCCGCTGTACGTCCCCCACACGCCTGGCCGCGGTATCGCCCGGATGTACCAACTTGTCGGCTGGCCGGCCGGGGCTTCGACGATGGCCACATTGGCGGCGCGGCTCCAAAGTCGCCCAGCCTCAAGCACGCACGCTCGCAAGTCCGCGTTGCTCATGCCGGTAACGGCCAGTGTCGCCGGGCTGAAGCGAAAGCGGAACGTCGTGGTCCGCGGGGCCGTAATGCTTTTGACTCTCGTCTTAGGTTTTGTCTTGGCTTTGTTCTTCGCCATCAACATCCTCCAGATTGGACACTCTCTTCCACAACGCGATGAAGAAAATCCACATCTCCGTGCGATTTATCCAAAAACGTACGCACCTGACCACGTAGTGCCCTAATCCACCAATCTTCCAGCGGCGATTCTTCAACTAACGCAAACCACGCGGCCGGGCGATTGATACCCGGAACTCCTGTGAGTCCTATCACTAACTCGCCTAGCATCGTACGTTCCCACAAAACTTCGTAAATGCGACCAACCTCTAGGCCGTCACTGTCGTGTGAATACTCAAAACACAACTCATCCAACTCGTTTTCAAGGTCTATAGTTATCGGAACGCCTGGGGGCAAACCCGCTTGGAGGCATCTTACTTTGTCTCCTTCAACGAACATGTCGAATCAGCATCCTCCCGGCACCGGCAGGTGGTGCCTTGTGACTCGAGGGTGTTCTCACGCGGGCAAACGTCGTCCGCCGTCTGCGACGCAGGTCCAGCGGCGGCGGACACAAGCGGCGGGTCTTCGCGGGCGGGTTGTTGAGAGTGGTTGCCTGGAAGGTCTCGTCGCAGACGCACACGTTGGTTGCGATCGTATTGTATCGAGGGTCCGTAGCCGACATGCTCACGGGCAGCCAAGTGGACGTGCCTTCGTATGGCGTGTAAAGAGCGATCATCCGTCTACCCCCGCACCCATAGACAAACGCCTCACATCATCCAGGGAATCCAGCGGCAATCGGCTAGATAGCCAACCAACTAGGCAACTAGACGGCCAGCCAACCAGGCAACTAGACAGCCAACCATAGAGTAGTTGGCCAGCATCAGAGATATCGGCGGCTACAATATCGGCGGCTACCACGACAGGCGATCTCCAGCACGCTCGCCCTGCTAAGAACGACTAATCCCCTACCACAAACACACTGCCCGTGTCGTTCTTACGCCACCGTCTCGCCGCCGCCCATTGTGCCATGCTAAAGGGGGTGGTGTCAAGAGGGAAGTTCGCTACATCGAGCAGTTCATATACCCAGACGACAAGGTGCCACTGCTAACCATATTGCCCCCCGAGGATGGCACCCGACTTGCCAATTGCCTAATGCACTCTCTCGCCACCCGCGGGGCAAGTGGTATCTCTGCCAGCCGCACGTTCGCAAGACGGCGAATGAAATCATCCGTGAAAGTTGGCCGGCAGCCGTCGCACGCCACTACCAGAGCGGCCAAGGTGACATCATGAATGAAATGAACGCCGACGCAAGAATCAACGGACAGCCAGGAAATGAAGCGACAAAATGTGTCTTCTTGAATCGCGCCTTCCTGGATGGCTTGCCAAAGGGCCGTAACATCCGGATGCCTTCGTAAGAGCCTCAACAGAGCGGTAGGCGTCGATAGGCCGGCTACTGAGACAGCGAATTCATCGGAAGCCAACTGGGTTAGTTGCGAAGGAAAATCTGAGTTAGCGATATTGCGTTGCGGCATGGGTACGTTCCTTGTCCTAATCCTAGTCCCTTTGAAACCACTCCGGCCGCACGCTGCGGGCCCTGGATAGAGCCGTGCCGCCCGCCTGACCGCCGCCGGCTGCCTGGCCCCCCGCCCCTCCCATCCCTAGTGCCGCCGCGAGGTCGTCAGCCATCGTGCGTTTAGGTTCGCTGCCGTCTACCGCGCTCCCATTTTTACCACCATCCCCGTCCCTGTCATCGTCCCTATCCTTGTTCTCGTTATCTGACTTCACCGCCCCCTCACCCTCTGGCAAATACGCAATGTGCTGGCTCCCCAAAAGCGACATATACGTCTGCCGCTGCATGATGAGCCCGGCGTAGGATAGCGTGTCAACCTGGTCCTTGTAAGTGCCGCTTGGGAAGCTGAGCAGCTCGTCTTCCAGGATGTCCAACCAGGGGGCCCCGACGCGGTGGAACACCATCCCATTTTCATAAGCGATTGCGATAGCCACGGCCCGCTTCTCTTTGCTTACGTCAGCCACGAGAGCCCCGAACGGCGTCCCGCTAATTGCCCCTTCCTGCAAGAGTCCGTGGCCGCTGGCCTTCTTCTCGACGTATTGGGCCATGACTCGCGGGTGCCGCTTCCGCTGGGCCAGAATGAACCCATACTGGCGCGGCACTACGAGCCGCTCGCGGGCCACGTCGTACACCAGCAGGCACGCGGGCGCGGGCGTGATAGCGAGCGTCGTGACAACCGTATAGGCGGCCGTGTCGGTATCTTCCAGGGCCGTGTCGATAGTTTGAAACCAACAGCAGTCAGCCGCCCGCACCTTGCGTGTCTTGCCGTCGCGGCATTGTAGGGTGAACGTCTCATTCTCACCCACTCCCTCTGCCGTGAAGTAACAGAAGTTCTTCCGGCTGAACATGTCGCCTTCCTCCGGCTGCGGGTCCTGCTCAATTTGTGCCGAGCGGTCGTATGCACCCGGCGGGGCGTATGCATTGACTTCCTCTTCGCTGAACCGCTTTGGGCAGAGCAAGTCGGAATCCGTCTCGCCGCGGCTCCGTGGATCGTAGGTGCCGGGCAACGGGAACGGCCCCTTGGCGTAATGGTGCGTCTTTGTCCAGTGCATCGGCAGGCACAATTCCTCATAGGTGCCGAGGCTGCGAATATGCCCGATGAAATCATCCTGGCAGATACACTGGCCGATGACGACGCGGCGGATCGTCTTCGGGTCGTTAATACGAGTCACCCAGGTAGAATCGTAGAAGCGAATGGCCTCGACCCGCTCGGCTTTTGAGAAGCGGGCGTCGGCCTTTAGCGGATCGTCGATAACCTGCCTATCCCCACCTTCGCCGGTTACGACTCCCCCGATAGATGTAGAGAACATCCATCCATGTTTCGTGTTCTCGAATCGAACCTGGGTATCGGAATCGTCTTTGAGCTTCCACCCCCACCAGAAGTTGCGATACCACGCGGACTTGATGAGGTCGCGCCGCTTGATGCTGTCACGCTTGCTGAGCGTGGCCGCGTAGCTGGCAAACATCCAGCGGTTTTCCGGCCAGCGAGTCCATTCCCAGCACGGCCAGAGAGTGGCGACTAAAAGGGACTTGGCACAGCGTGGCGCGACCGTTAAAAGCAAGTTGCGGATATGTCCTTCGCTGACGGCTTGCAGGTGCTCGCACACGGCCCCGATGTACCAGCCGTCGATGAGCGGCGTGGTTTCGATGTGCGGCCATGCGGCGCGCACGAATTCGTGGAAGCTACTTTCAAGGATGAGCCGCTTGGCGAGCTTTTTTGCCTCACGCCGTTGAAAGAAGCCGGCGTAGGCGTAGGCTTCGATGATGTGGGACGGCGGTACGGCGCGATTGGGGGTGGTGGTGGGGGCAGGGGTTGGGGTCGGGGTAGGGGTGGGGGATGCCATGTATCACGTCATTGCTATGTATCACGTCATAGCGTCTCTTGGAATAGGCGAGGCTGTAGTTGTGGCTTTGGCTTCGACTCTAAGAGGGGGAACCGGTTTAGCTCGGCTTCGATACGCTTGACGGCGATGTCGAAGTATTGTTCGGAAATCTCGATGCCCATGAAGCGCCGCCCCGTGCGGATACACGCCACGCCGGTCGTGCCGCTGCCCATGAAGGGGTCGAGGATGGTTATGCCGCGATCTGGTAAACACCATATCATCAATTCAATCGGCTTCTGACTTGGATGGCAGAATGTCCTGTTTGATGAATCGCCTTGACGCTTTCCACCATCCCAAGTATGCACAAAGAACCTGGCTTTTCCAAAATCAGACCAAGCCAATTCTGTCGTTGAGTAGGTACGTACATCGTTCGTAAAATTAACATCAGTACCCATCGGCCTCTTTATCCACGTGGCCCAGCCCGACATGGGTGGCAATTTATCTGCGAAGTAGTTTGCACCCCAAAATAGATGCTGCGATCCTATCAGCAACCAAGGACGTGGATCAAATGGTTTGTTATCACACCAACTTTGATCTTGGTGATTGACACGAGGTTTCCATCCAATCCCATACGGTGGGTCGGTCACGACGGCATCGACGCTCCCCGGCTCAAGCGATGGCAGAACGGCCAGAGAATCCCCCAACCACAATTGCACGGCTCCGTCGGCGGTCTGCCAGTCTGGATTGCGGGCCACAGAATTATCCTCCGATGGGGTTCTTTCCGTCTCCGTTGCCGTTGCTGCCGCTGCCGTTACTGCCACTTCCGTTGCTGCCACCACTTCCGCCACTTCCATTGCTCCCACTTCCGCCGCCCCCGCCACCGTCGCTCTTACGCAGCCTGCCGCGGCGTCGCTTGGGCTTGCCGTTGGCGTCGATGATAGTCCCACTACCGGCGGCCTCACCGTTGGCCTTCCCGTTGGCTGGCTTGTCGGCCGCTGGCTTGTCGGCTTCCTTGTCGGCTGGCTTATCGGCCACCGACTTCTCACCTACGCCACTACCACCGCCACCGCCACTGCCGCACGGCTTGCCTTCTACATCGGTCACCCGTTCCTCAGCCACATCGACGCCGCTCTCACTGCCGCCCTCGTCACCTTCGTTATCGCCCCCACTCTCGTCCGCTATCGCCATTTGCTTTGCGCACTCGTCAAACCGCTCGAATGTGCCGTCGATAACCTTCAGTTCTTCCGTCGAGAGCGTCTTAATAAACGTCGTCAGAATGTTCCGGCCAGAGGGCAGGATAAGATCAACCTGCTTCGCCGCGTCAACGCCCGTGAGCTTGCGAATGTCGTGCAGAATGCCGCGAGCCTCAGCCAGGAACCGCGGATCGCCCGGCCCCTTCTTCGTCACCGTCCGCTGCTTGAACCGGTTGGGTGCCCCGATAGACGCCATGTTGATGGGGCCCATCTTGCTGTCGCGTTCGAGGTAGGACTCTTTGCTCTCGCCAGACTGCTCCTTGCTGCGCTCCCAAGCGTCGATGGCCTCATGGAATAGGCGGGCGTACTTGTTTAGGATGTCCGCCTTGAACTCGCCGATGCGTTCGCCAAGCTGGTTGAGCCAATATTGGTTGTTCCAATTGGCGGCGTAGCGAACCGACTCACTAGATATCCCGAGCTTTAATGCCGTCTGCCCTTGTGAGAGCCCCTGGGCCAGCAGGTCCATGACTTTGAGCCGCTGCCGTATAGTTGACCCAGGATCTTTGGCTTGCCGTGGCATATTCAAGAATCATACCCTACCGGTGGGGGCATGGCAATAGAGAGGGTGAAATGGCGGGTGGTGGGGTAAAGTGGGTGGTGTGGGGTGGGGTAGTGAAGTGTTGGTAGTGTTGAGAGTGGCATCCTACTGGAGTCTAGTGGCATCCCCTTAACACCCTTTTTCAACCCACTTTGACAGGGTCGCACTCAACAACAAACCCATTTTGGAAGTCCGCTAACGCTTGATACGCTTGGCGAGCGTGGTAATCGGCAGCGTTGCGAGCCGCGGCGGCCTCGCCCTTGGGGAGTTTGAATGTAGCGTGCAACTCGGCGTAGACGACGCGGAGACGGTCTACGGCGTGGGATAGTTGGTTGAGGCTGGCTTCGCACTCGGGGGGCGGCGGGCGCGAGGGTTGGGATAGCGGCATGGCAATGGCGTGGGCGTAGGCAGGGGCGGGAATAATTCGACGAGGCGTCCGCGGCCTCGGGGTTGTGCTGCCACTGCTTGCCCTCGCTGGTGCGATCATGACGGAAAGCCTATCCTCTACTGCGAAAGCACTTCTTCCAGCGGTATATCTTTCCAGTCGGAAAAGCCGCGTTGCCGGAGGTATTCAGTCACGGCGTCGCGGGCGGCGAGGCGGCCAGCACACCAGCCATCATTGAATACGTGATCGTGCCATTGCATTCCGTTGTTTGGTATGGGCTTGTGTGACGCCCCAACGCAAAACCCCTCGCGGAATAATTGCTCGCGCGATGGTTCTAACGTCTTGCCGTCGCGTTGTAGGCTGACAATGGCATCCTTGGAAGCGAGTCGCCCGGCCGCCCAACCATCGCGAAATTCCGCAGACGCAGACGCCACGGGAATTAGCTCAACGCTACCCACCGAGAACCCTTTGCAGAATTCGACGGTGGCTTTCGCCCGGCCAGAAATGCCGAAGTTGCTACTGCTATTGCTTCCACTATCGCTGTCACTGTCGCTGCCGCTGCTCATCGTCGCACCGCATTCCGATGATGAATGAGTAAACGAGTAGAAGTGTGGCGGACGGCGGCCGCTCGTCTGACCAGGGTAAGCGAGCGGCGGGCAATGTGGGTGGTGACACGAGCGACGTGAGCAACACCATTGACTGCCTTGCCGGTCGCTTTGCCAATAGCCTTTCCAGTGGCCTTGGCTACCTTGGCAGTCTTGACGGCACCCGCTTTGGCGACACCAGCAACGCCCACGACGCCTCGCACGGGAACACGAAGAATGGCGGTGGCGGTAGAGGAAACTGGGTGTCGGCATTGACCAGCGGCGCAACACGGGGACGCGGTGGCGGCAGGTGTAGAAGCCGGTGTGGCAGTACCCGCGGCCGTGCCGGCGTCAACCAGGAACGCGAGTACGGCAATCATGGAAATCGCAGCAATCGCGGCATCAAAAGAAATCCGTCGCGTCATCTTGAAAACTCCTTGAGAAAAACGGGTTAAAACTCAGCAGGGCCCAACCGTCGTGTGGCTATCGACTCAACGGGAAGTTCCTATTGCCCACCTATATCCGTTAGGTATCAGGCCGCGTGTCAGAATCGGAAAACCCAACTGACCGCCATCCCGTGTGTTGGGGCCCCGCTGTTAGAAGCTAGACGTGCCGTCCACCAGACGACCATGTACTAGGTTTCGCCGGTCACTTCCAAGCCGATCGTGCCGGGGACCGGCGGAGCCATCGTGTCCGTCACAGTGAAGGTCTGCTCGCGGGCGGCTGAGCGGTTGCCCGCATCGTCAATGTCCACAAGGGACACGAACACTTCGGCGTTGTCCGCACACTCGAATCCGGCCGCCTCCAGTGCGTCACCGGCCAGCACACTTGTGTATCGTGTGCCCATCGGCTTGGCTTTCTTCGGCAACGTATCGTGGCGGCGGGCGTGTCTCATCAGTGTTCTACGCTCGAAATAGCGAATGGCCACCGACGAGTCAGCCGCCCTGGATGATGAACCCGAACGTCTTCCACCCGAGGATGAAGATCAATGCAAAGATCAAACCGACCCCAACGTAGGGAACAAACGGCGGCTTGCCGGGGTGCGGATAAACACCCCAGAATCCGAACACCATCCACAACAACATCAAAATCCAAAACGCTACGTTAAGAGTCATAGTCAACTCCTCAGTTAGGCCCCCGACGCGGGAGCGGTTGGATGCAAAACGTAGATAATAAATTGGCTGGCGTCCGGCAAAACGAGCGTGACAGGCCATGCGTAAGCATGACCCTTGCTTTCTTCGATAGCCCTCTGCAATTCCTCAATCAAGGCCGTAGCCTCGGCGTGGGTACAGGCAATCCCATCTTTGCAAACGACACCGATAACGATCATGCGTTCTCCCGTCGCCACGACGGCGGTTCACTTCCCGCACGTATGCCCGGGAGAACCGGAGCCGCAAGACGGACACTTCGGCGGGGCAACCGACCTAGCGGTCGGGGAGTCGTGTGCGCCGTTTATTCCGCCGCTCGTCTTCGCTTGCGGCCCCGGTTGGGCCACGGGTCCACCAGCCTCTGCCTCTGCACCTTCTACCCAAACCTGCTTGGTTCCTCGCGGACGACCTAGAGGACCGTAAACTGTCCTAGTCTCCCAGTGACCACCTGTTCTCGTCGTGCCCACGCTAGGCAGAGGTGGCGCAGCCGGCGGAGGTGGTTTGGCCCGACCTCTAAGCATGTCGATACCAGCGAAGTCGGGTTCGCTTGCAGGAACCACTTCCCAGTGGCTTGGGTGGCTCCCGCAGTTGAGCATGTTGCAACTGCCGGGACAGAGCTTCCACTTCCACTTCTCGACGAATCGGGCATTGATCGCCTCCTGTTCTGACTTGGAAAGACCCCCGGCGGCCGGCGGGCGGACTGTCGCGTCGTGCATTCCTTCGGTAACGGGAGGTTGGCCAGAGGTAGCCGGATGAGCGGACGCCGGGGGAGTCTTAGACTCGATAGTCGCCGTCACGGGGACGGAAACAGAGACGGCCGGCCGAACGGCGGCCCACGGGTCACGCGGACCGGGAACGACCGACCAAGGATCGTTGGCTGCCAAGAGACTAGACACCAAAAGGATTGCGTTCACGATACCGCTCCAATCTCAGTACCGGGATTTTCTGCAACAGTTCTTCGAGTTCTTCTCCAGTCGCCCCCTTCAACAACGACCACATCGCCGGGCTGACGAAGATGGCACCGTTGAGTTGAACGGCACGTTGTGAACCTATCAGATCGTCTGATACGACAATCTCTGTATCGCTCAGCATCTAAGCAACCGTCGCGGTAAAGAGTTCATCCATTCGGAATAGCCTGGGCGACCGATGCCGTCGCACCGAAGCGCTCTTCATCGAGAGGATCGCCTGCGCATCATCTGGCGTCCCCTTGTTCCGACCCGAGCCCTCGGGCAGCAAGAAGAATCCATTGTCTTCGTACTGGCCCCAGGAGTTGCGGAGGATCAAGTACGGCTTGCCATCCTTGATTTCCAGTCCCACGGCCAGCACCTCATGCGACCACCAGTTGTATCCTACGGGCACGGGTGCCCCGAGCAAGACGCACGTAGCGACCTCATCGAACATCGAGCCGCCCGTTTGCCCGAGGTCCGCGATCTGAGCGGTGAGCTTGTTGCGGGGATAATCCGCCTGGACCTCCGCCTTCTTGAAGTAGCTGGACGAAATGGCGTTGGACGGCCACAAATCGACGCGGACCGCGCCCGTCTTCTGCCCAAAATTCATGGCGTCGGCGCCCCAGCCGCCGACGTTTCGGTAGTTGGTGATCGGCCCGCCGATCGAGGCGGCAGAAAGCAAGTAGTGCGGCCGGCCCTGCTGGTAGCCCATCGCCGTCATACCCTGCGCGACGGCGTTGCACCAACAGTAGTTCGTGCCGTTTTGGTCGTAAGGCGGGATGTGATACGTCAAAGGCATGAGGCCCGCGTTGGCCGCCTTCAAGGCCGCGATCCTCGCCGGCCATTCAGACCTCGGAATGACGTTGATCCCGAATGACGCCAGCGACCGGCCGCGGGGATTGCGGTCGAGGTCGCGGGGCAAGCTCGAAAGATACCGCCGTTCCCCATCGACAATCGCCACCTTGATCCCATCCGGGCCCGGAGGCGGGTTGTATTTCTCCCAGTCGCCGTCCGGGATAATCCGCAACCGCGGGAATTCCCGCGGGATGAGTTGATCGGCCGGCCGGCCCGTCAGGTCCGCGAGCATCTTCAAGGCCGTCGCCGTGTCGGGCACCTCTTTGACAAAATCCTTGATAAAGAACTTGTTGCCGTCCACGGCCGCAAACCAGCAACCCTCCGCGGGTGCCTTTTCGAGGATTGACTTCCACCGCGGCGAGAGCAGCGCGTTGTCGTTCGCGCGAATGAGCACGCGGTAGGCCGGCGTCGTCCCGTCGTCGTCCTTCTCGCAATTGGCCTCTAGGTAGTTGCGGAGCGATTTGCTGCTGAGAATCGCCACTTGGGCCGGGGTGAAGTTGCGGACGATCCTCGGCTCGGGGCCGATCAAAGCCACGTTGAGCCCGGTTGTCGGAGGCACAGGTGGCACGGGCGGGTCCGGAGGCACTGGTGGAACAGGCGGAATCGGCGGGACGGGAGGCACCGGGGGCACAGGCCCGGTGCCCCACGGGAATGGATATATGTCGCCGCCCTGGGCAACCAGCAAGATCGGCAGCGGGGGCATCACCGGCGCGATGTACCAGCGGACGAGGGCATCGGCAGGCATGTTCGTCGGCCGGATCGTCCGCGTTTCCGTCAGGGTGTCACCCTTCGCCGTGTAGGCGCTCTTGATCTCGTAGATGGGTTGGGGGATAGCCGTCGGCGGCTCGGCACCGCAGAGCAAGCCGATCCCAAGGAAGAAGGCGAAGAGCGCCAAAACGGCAAGGGGAATCAGGTAGTCCTGCCGGTGGTTTGACCGGCATGGGACTACCGGGTTTCGATAAGAGAGTGGTTTCATGCGATTGGCTCCAAAATGCCCGGCGGGGAGGCAAACGAAACCCCGCCGGGCGACCGCGGGTTGTCAGGACAACGGCTTCGGGGCCGGGCCGGGTGCCGGCATGTCAAGGACCGCCTTGCGGTAGAGCCGCAAAGCCTCCCACGCCGCCGCCGCCGCCGTCCAGTACCGGCCGGTGGCGAGGGCCGTCCCCGCCTCGACCAGCTTGGCGATGATCGCCTCCGCCTCCGCAGCGTCGATGTTCTCCAGGTTCTTCCAGATTCGCGCGATCAAGTCCGAGATAATTCCCTCGACCTTCGCCTGCCGCACTCCTACTGTCTCAGCCATCGCTTCGCTCCTTTGTGCTATTGCCCCTGTTACAACGTGATTTCGTACCTGTTCTCTTCGGGCCACCAGCCGCACGTCGTCAAGTCCACCGGCCGGACGACGGCCGGCAGCGTGCCTGGATGGTAGCCCGCGTTGTCGAGTGCCGTTGAAACAAACTCCGAGCACATGACGGCACGAATGTCGATGTCCAGATCGGCTTGGGTCAACGCCTTCCATGCCGCGCGCATCCACCGGACGCCAGCCAGGACGTGTTGAAACCGGTTGGGGTATGGCCAGCGTTCCATCTTCACGGCCTCCTGGGCCACGCGGTTCCCGTCGTAGGGATTGCCGTTATGCGGATAGACCCACGTGTGGCCGCCCCACGCGGCGTATTTCGCAACCAGGACATCGAGCGGAATCCACCGGACCCCGGCGCCCGTCGCCCCAATCGACCCTAGTTCGGGCTCGTAATTACAGGTGTACTGCCGCCAAACCGCGAGTTCGACGTGGCTCACGTCGCTGTGGGTCCACCACTGGATGAGCCTGGGGACAGGACGGCGGCAGCCCGTGGCGATTAGGTCGCCGTTGCGGATCAAGTCGCGGGCTAGGGCTAGTTGGATTGGCATGATTTCCTTAGCAGAACCTGTTTCCGAATTAAGTCAATACGGGCAACCACTATCTGGCCTCAAATGTTGCCGTGCGGCTGGAGTAGTGATATTCCTTCGTTTCGACGTGCTGAGCCGTGCCGTGGGCCCGCTTCCAACGCTTCAGCCGATCTTCTTCCGTCCAGCCGGCCTGCACCTCCGCAATCCGCTTTGCAATTTGGCCGTCTCCCTCGCGGGGGAAAAACGCGGGCGGTTTCCCATAGCCTTCCGGGAGCGGCTCGGTGACGTGCCCGATCCGAACGACGTGCAGAATTGTGGTGTTCGAGATGCCCGTCTCCAGGTGGATTCCGGCAATCGACAGCCCGGCCGCCCTGAGTCTCAGGATCTCCGCTTGCGTCTCTTTCGGAAGCGTCGTGTGCAGGCGTTTTTTGGGCATCGGATCCTCCTTGTTTCAAAAGCCCCCGCCGCGGATGGGCAGGAGGGGGGCGACTCCATTTCTTGCCGACAGGAGGTGAAGTCCCCGGCTGGCCCGTCTTGGGCGGCGCTACTGTGCCAGCTTCGCGCCGCCCGCGCTCTCACGGCTTACGCTGGTTCCCTTTCTTCCCCCGCGATCCGCGGGCTGTTCAAGTAACGGCGCAAGTCCCGCCCCGTCTGCCAGCTCTTATCGGCCAGCCACGCCAGGTAGTCGAGTGGCACGGAATCGACCAGGCACGTTACGTACTGGCCAAACGGCATGCGCGTCGCTCCGTAGTTCTTCGCCTCGGCATCCGTCATGGGCTCCAAGTGCGGCGGCTTGTCTGACGGCTTCTCGGCCGGCAGGTTCGCTTGCATCGCTCTGGCGATCCGCCGGGCGATGATTGTCTGACCTACCTCGTCGAAGCGGTCCAGCGTTTCATTGATAAGGGATAGTAGGGCGTCGGT